GTATATCTGGAAAATAAATAGAGATTTTAAAGAGAGGGGACACTCAGTTGATTCGATCATAGACAGCATAAAAAACAGAGAGATAGATTTCCAGAATCACATTCTGCCATTGAAGGAACAGGCCGATATTATCGTAACAAACTTCTGGGATGGAAAACCAAAACGAAACATTGAATTAATTAATAACAATCAAACATCGCAAGAGATAGCAAGGATTTTAAATGAATAAATATACTCATATCGACATTTGTAATAACAACGTAAAAAATTGCCCTTCAGACGACATCTATGAATCATTTAATAGATTTATTTTTTCTCAAGATATTAAACTGATCGGAAAGCTGTTGCACAGATTCCACTTCTTCGAGCAAACCCGACACTTGGCTGGTGACATTGTTGAGGTTGGTGTATTCAAGGGTTCTGGAATGGCAACATTTGTCAAGTTCTTAGAAGTGTTTATGCCAAACTCAAACAAGAAAGTTATTGGGTTTGATATTTTTGACACCGGAGAAAGTAGCTTTATCCTGAAAACCAAGGATACTGAAATTGATAAGAACAGCATGGAGACCGTTTACAGCAAAGTAGACGGCAATGAACTGTCCCTAGAGGCCGTAGAAAGCCGCCTTTTAAATATCTCTGATAGTGTATCTAATAAAATTAAACTCATTAAGGGCGACGTACAGGAGACTCTACCTAAGTTTCTGAAAGACAATCCCGGATTCAGAGCTTCTATGATCTATATTGATGTAGATATTGAACGTCCAACATATCACGCCCTAGTAAATCTGTGGGATCGTCTGCTTCCCGGAGGCATAATCCTATTTGATGAGTATGAATATCATCTATTTAGTGAAAGCGTTGGTGTTGATAAGTTCTTGAAAGAGAAAAATCTACAATACAATGTTAAAACTACAGACTGGTTTGCACCAACGGCTTATCTAAGGAAAGAAGCATGATGGACATTGTTAGGTTAGCACATTACCTCTCTCCGTATGTCGTTGGAGCAGAGGGTAATGTTTCATGTAGACTACCAAACGGGTTCTTGATAAAAGGAAGTGGTCATGGCTTTAAGAATTTAACAATAGAGCAAATAGCCGAGTGTGATAAGGACGGAAATCAAATTGGAAGAGTTAGACCAAGTATGGAGGCGGCATTTCACGCCCTATTATACAGGATCAATCCAAAGATTAATTACATAGCTCATACCCACCCTGTGAATTGCTTGAAAATACTTATGAGTTACCATGACACGCAACGATTTGCAACTCAAAGATTTTTCCCAGATCAAGTAGTTTTTAATGGTGTTAGATCGTGTGTTGTTCCATATGCTAAACCGGGAGAACCTCTGGCGGAACAAATAGCGGCAGCCTTACATGACTTTGATGAATTTCCAGATGTATTCTTACTAAGAAATCATGGTATTATATGTTGCGGAAGAAATCATAATGACGTAATTATAAAAACTGAGATTTGTGAAAAAGCAGCGTCTTGTATCAATTTTAACAGTGAACCACTTTCAACGACAGATATTTTAGAGTTGGTTGGTGACGAGAAAGAAAAGTTTAGAAAGGATTTGATATGATTATCAGAGTGGACATAGACGAGACGATATGCTTTTACGACGAAGAAATAGCACTAGATGGCAAAAAAGACTACAATAAGGCCATTCCAGACCCATTTAGCATTGAGAAAATTAACAAACTGTACGACGAAGGGCACTGGATTGTCTACTGGACGGCTAGAGGTAGCAGAACTGGAATTGATTGGGCGAATTTTACTCATGACCAACTAAAATCTTGGGGCTGTAAGTTTCATGAGCTTCATTGCAACAAGCCGTATTATGACCTATTCATTGAGGATAGAAGCAAAAGGATTGAAGAAATATGAGAAAGAAATTTAAAGTGCAATTACTGTACGGCGTATCTCTTTATATGGATTATTTTTCTATATTCAATGGGTGTCAAGACGTTGATTTTGAGATTGTCTATGATGACGAACTCATGTCTAGACTAAGGCCGCAGTATGATAAGACCTATAGCGAACGAATGAAAGCCCTATTAGAGCAAATGACCTCTGGACTTAGCAACGTAACCATAACCGACAATAAGATGGGTGGTATTGCGTCACCATTAATTGTTCATCCACTTCCTCATGCCTTGGCTAACTATGTGCGTGTAAAGCCACATTCGCTTCGGCCATATGTTTCCACTGTCAAGTCAGAAGATCGTGAACCTTACATTGTTTTAAATACGAAATGTATAACGGTAGAAGATCGTGGTCTTAAAGAGGCTTGGAATCAAATAAGAGAGCCATTATTTAATTTATTTGATAAATATAATGTGCGGGTAAAAATTATTGGCGAGAAAGTAGTGTCATCATGCACAGAATATCAAAAGCATGGTACATTTTCTATCTATGACGACATTGTGAATGGTGGGCTAAAATTCCTTGAAGATGAAACAAGTGCTGATACGGTGGCACTTTACGATCTAGAATCAATTAAGAAGAATGTAAACATATTAAAACGATCCCAATTCAACATTCATATTGGTGAGGGTGGCGGATATGTATTCTACACGCATTGTAATAATCTCCTAGCTTTCACCAACAAGAAGGTGGGAATGTTAGATTACATTAATAACCCATATTTTCACCATCATACATTTAATCAACAAGACTTTCTAAAATTAGCAGAGGAAAAAATAATAGATGCCGCGAATAATATCACACAGGGGTAATCTCAATGGCCCAATCCCAGAAAGAGAAAATAGTCTTTCATATATTGATGAAGCAATCAATGCTAATTGGTACGTTGAGGTTGATGTAAGGGCTCAAGATGGACATATCTATTTGGGGCATGATTTTGCACAGTACGATGTTAAGTATGGAGAACTTCACAGCAGAAGGAGACATCTTTGGGTTCATTGCAAAGACATTCAATCTTTTTTTTACATGCCGGATTTCAAATGTTTTTGTCATACTGCCGACCCGTTCTGCTTGGTAACTCCCGGCTCATATCCAGCATATCCGGGCTGGGTTTGGGTTCATGACCTAAGTCTAGAATTAACAAACCTTAGTATTATTCCTCTATTATCCAAAGAAGATATTGATAATTTTGATCTAGATAGGGCCAAAAATATCTATGGAATTTGCACAGATTATCCCGAATACTTAAAGAGTAAACTATGAATAAAAAAGATATACAATTAATTATTCCGATGTCTGGTATCGGTAGGAGATTTATTGAGGCTGGATATAAAGACCCAAAGCCACTGATCGAAGTGGACGGTAAACCGATTATAGCTCATGTTCTGGACATATTTCCGGGCGTTGAAGATGTAACATTTATTTGTAATCAAGATCATATTGATAACACTCATATGGCCGAGGTCTTAAATAAGTATTGTCCAACGGGCAAAATTGTAGTTATTCCAGAGCACAAAAAAGGGCCGGTTTATGCTGTGTCGCAAATCTTTGACCAGATCGACAATGATAGACCAGTAATTGTAAGTTATTGTGACTATGGTACAGTTTGGGACTTTGATAAGTTTCTGTCTATTGCTAGTAATCATCATGGCTGTATACCATGCTATACAGGCTTTCATCCACACATGCTTGGCTCTGATAATTATGCGTTTTGTAAGGAAAATCATTTAATCCTTAAAGACATTAAAGAAAAAGAGCCATTTACAGACAACAAGATGAATGAGTTTGCATCGAATGGAACTTATTATTTCCGCTCTGGCAGTATTGTTAAAAAATACTTCCAAGAATTGATGAATAGAAATATGAATCTAAATGGGGAATACTATGTAAGTCTTGTTTATAAGTTATTGTTAGAAGATAAGCGGTGGGTTAGGGTTTTTGAAATTGAAAAAATGCTACAATGGGGAACGCCCTACGATCTGGAAATCTACAAGGGTTGGTCTGACTGCTTTGCTAACCTAAAGAAAGAGCAGAACACCGCACCAGAGCGAGATTTTACCTTGATTCTACCTATGGCGGGTCATGGGCAAAGGTTTGCAGACGAAGGATATGGACCAAAACCCCTGATTCCGATTGATGGCGACCCTATGATTGTTAGGGCTGTAAAAAGTTTGCCAAAATTTAAGAAATCTAAGTTTATTTGTTTGGAAAAACACGTTGTCGAGGCTAATATAGATAAGGAGATACAAAAGTATTATCCTGATGCTGATATTATAGAGATTTCTGGTGTAACTGAAGGACAGGCTTGCACATGCGAAATCGGAGTCAATGCACTAGAAAGCAAAGATGAGCCAATTTTGATCTCAGCTTGCGACAACGGTGCTTGCTACGACGAGCAGAAGTTTTTAAATCTAGTAAATGATGAGTCTGTGGATGTTATTGTCTGGTCATTTAGGAACAATCAGACAAGCAAGGTCAATCCGAATATGTATTCTTGGCTTGACGTAGATGAGGAAGGAAATGTTCGCGGAGTTTCTTGTAAAAAGTTTAACGGCGGCAACCCACTTGAGCGTCATGCGATCATCGGAACCTTTTACTATAGGCGTGCGAACGACTTTATCAACGGTCTGAATGTAAACAGGTTCCACGACGAAAGAACCGCTGGTGAGTTCTACGTTGACGACGTAATCAATAGAAACATACAAGCAGGACTAAAAGTAAAAGTGTTTGAAGTAGACAATTATATTTGCTGGGGAACACCTAACGACTATAGGACATACAATTATTGGAGAGAATATTTTGGATAGAGCTTTTGTATACTTCCATCAAGGATGGACAGACCTGCTAATGTGCATGGGGCTGATTGATTATTATAGCGAGCGTCACGAACAGATTACATTATTTGTTCGGTCTGACGCTAAAGATTTTATGGAATTTTATCTTCGCGGAAAAGATAATGTAGAGGCAATTTATTTTAATGGCGACGATGGTAGGTATTACGGAACCATCACCAAGACTCCTCACGTAGACAGTTTTATTTATACCTCTGCCGACAGGGATGGTTACGGTAATCTATTATTGCCACAAGACATGACCATGCAAACTCATGGTGAACACGACAAGTGGAGAGAAGATGAATTTGCACTAAGATGGTATCATTATTTTATCACCAACAGAATACTACCCGGACACGATAGATTTCCTTATTTCCCAGAAGCGTTTTATGAGTATTATAATATTCCATATGCCACCAGATGTTCTAGTTTTAATGTTAATAGAGATATTGAGCTAGAGAATAAAGTATATGAAGATTTTGTAAAAGAGCATGGCGAAGACTACATTCTTTACCACGACGATCAAAATAGAGAACCTGAAGGCGGCGTGGCAGGTGTTCCATATAAAAATACTAAAATCAACTTTGATACCATGAAAGATGGCGTAAGCTATGTCAATCTAAACGGACGGTCAAGATTATTGTTTGATTATATTAAAGTTCTTGAGAACGCTCAGGAGCTACATTTAATTGATTCGCTATGGGCATGTTTAGTATATCAGCTTCAAGCGAGATATAATATGTTTTGTAATAAACCTGTAAACATTTATTGTCAGAGAGGACATCATGAAATATTCCAACGACCAGTGCAGTTTAAGGAGTGGCATCTAATATGAAAGTTCAAGCGAATGTAATGATTCAGAACGAGGCACTTATATTGCCAAAGGTTTATGAATACTGGAAAGATTATCCTATTGATAAATGGGTGTTTTATGACGATAATTCTTCTGACGACACAGCAAATGTAATTAAGTCATTATTCGGTGATCGTGCCATTATCTTTGAGGGCAACCAAAAAGAATTTAGCGAGAGTCATAATCGCTCATGGATGCTAGAATTTTCTAGGAACGATGGAGCGGATTTTGTGCTGTCCATTGACGCAGATGAGTTATTGTCGTCGTCTTGGGTAAATAATTGGGATTCAATCCTTGAGAATTGCTGTTTATTTGATGTAGAGTTTTATTGGTACAATGTTGTCGGTAGCGTAGCTAAAATAAGACAAGACCCAATGTATGTAACTAATTATCGTACATTCATATTACCAATGAGACATACTGGTAAATTTGATTTAAGTCAATATAAGTATCATACACCCAGAACGCCACAAGTCGCCCTCAATAAAGCCCGATGTTCTGACGCTGGTGTTATTCACTTGCAGGCGATCAATAAAAGATATTATGTCCTTAAACAGTTGTGGTATAAACACTATGAGTATAAGACTTGGGGACATGATGTTAGCTTTATCAATCAGAGATATGACCCCGTGGTAAATAATCTGAATTTCATGGAGAAAGATACACCTCTTCATATCTATGATGGAATTGATTTTAATCCAGATATTTACGACCTGATTGAAGAAGTTAAAGGTTATAAAAATTATATAAAAGAAAATTACGTTGCTGAACTTGTTACATTCGGAAAGGCTTTTTTGGAGGATTAAATGAAAGTATTAGTAACTGGTGGAACTGGCTTTTTAGGAAAGAATATAAAGGATCATCTTCCAAGATTACTTGGGGGTGATTATGATGTTTCTCTTGTGGGATCGACAGTATATGATCTTCGCAGTCAACAGGCTTGCAGAAAGGCACTACAATATTATAATCCAGATGTTGTAATTCATGCTGCTGGCTCTGTTGGTGGGATTGGTGCGAACCAAGAAAATCCCGGCAAGTTTATGTATGAGAATCTTATTATGGGAACAAATCTAATTGAAGAAGCTAGGAGACAAAAAACCTCCAAGTTTATTCTTTTGGGTACAGTTTGTTCTTACCCAAAATTTACGCCAGTTCCATTTAAAGAGTGTGAGCTTTGGAATGGATACCCAGAGGAAACAAATGCACCGTATGGCATCGCAAAGAAATCTTTAATGAGATTATTGCAGGCTTATGGTGAACAGTACGGTATGAGAGGTGCCAATCTTATTCCTGTGAATATGTATGGGCCGCACGATCATTTTAACTTTACTAGCAGTCATGTTATCCCAGCCTTAATTTTGAAATTTTATCATGCAATTAAGAATGGGCAAACTGATGTTCACCTGTGGGGAACCGGAAATGCATCTAGAGAGTTTTTATACGCTCCAGATTGTGTTTTTGCGATTGCTGCGGCAATCAAAAAAGATGTACCACTGGAACCAATCAATATTGGTAACGGTCAAGAAGTGAAGATTAGGGAATTAGCAGAAGAGATAGCTAGACAAATGAGTTATTATGGGAATATATTGTTTGACCCATCGAAACCTGATGGTCAGCCACGACGCTGCTTAGATACGTCAAAAGCAAAAGAAATCTTAGGATTTGAAGCTAAGACTTATTGGAAATATGGATTAAATAAAACAATAGAATGGTTTTTAAACGACAATAATTTTAAGGAGAATTTAAATGAGTTTCGATCAAATTAAACAAGCTGCATCTGGTAAAAATACATTAGTCGTCGATAATCTCACACAAGCTGAAAATGTTAATTTAGCGGCACGAGATTTTGAAGCTGAAAATTATGATGTATTTGTGTGGGGGTCAAAAAGGATAAGATTTAACAATCGAGAGAATCAGGATGTACTTAGACTCGTTGAGCGTTATGGTACTTCTTGGAAAGTTATCGGTGATTGTTTGGTTGTTGCAAGAACACCAGAAGCACTTGATGCGGTTATTAACCCTCCAAAGCCCGATTCTTCTCCAGTGACCGAACCGGTTAGTGATCCAGTGATCCCGCAAGATGATGAGATTGACGATCCAGTGATTCCGCCAGACGCAGAAGATGAAGACGATAATGATACAATGGGACTTGAACGATTTAAGAATTGGGAGTAATTATGAATTTAGGATTTTATATTGAGTCAACGAATGAGAGCGAAAGAAACTTGGAAATCTACCATGCACTAAACGATGCGGTAGACAACAAAGAGTTAAATGACGCTTGTGTATTTTTTAACAACGTCAGTTATAACCCAGTCCACACTAGATTTGGCTTATTCAACGGGACAGATATCTGGCATTTTACCGGACATCTAATAGCAACATCAATTAATAATGTTGGAAGGGCTTTAAAGTCAGTCAATAAATTTAATTTGACATACCTCTTCAATCCAGAAGAAAAGAACCTTCTTGGTCTTTTATCTCTGGTTGGTAAAGTGGATGTTATTGCTAGGAACGAAGAAGAAGGTAAAGAATTTTACAGATTAACTGGAACCAAAGCAAAAGTGCTGGATGATTTTTCTGTGAAAAGTATCCAAAAGGTTTTATCATGAAAGATTTTGATAAGAAAGTAATTGAACTTTATTGCGAAGAGAATAAAAGCACTTATGAGATTGCTAAATTTCTTGAAACATACCCAAATAAAGTTAAGCGAACCTTAATTAAACATGGTTATGAATTAAGAGATAAGAGTGAAGCTCAAAAGGCTGCACTCAAATCTGGACGTAGCTCCCATCCTACAGCTGGCAAAAAAAGAACTAAAGAAGAAAAGGTTTTAATTAGTCAGAGTTTAGTCAGCTATTGGGATAGCATGAGTGATAAGGAACGCAAAAAAAGGACTATTCAAGCAAAGAAGAATTGGGACAATATGACGGCAGAACAAAAGGAAAAGATGCGTTCAAAAGGAATTGCCGCCATTAGAGTCGCAGCAAAAGAAGGTTCTAAACTTGAAAAGATATTTGCACATAGAATCGAAAGAGCTGGATATACAGTCAAGATGCATGAGTTAATTATTCCAGCAGAAAATCTAGAAATTGACTTGTATATCCCTGCATTGAAGACTATAATAGAGGTAGATGGGCCTAGTCACTTCTTACCTATCTGGGGTGAAGATAAGCTCCAGAAGCAGATCAATGCTGACTTGAGAAAGTCTGGTGCCCTTTTATCTAAAGGATATGCGATTATCAGAGTGAAATCGCTAAGACAGGAAAGTTTGGCGAAGCGAGAGCAACTAATCGGACAGGTGTTGACTCACATCTACGAGATTGCTGACGAGTTCCCGCCAAAAAGTAAGCGTTTTATTGAGGTTGAATAATGATTGATTTGAGTAAGAATGATAATTTGTTCGAGGGCGTTGAACTGGAAAGCCCTCAAAATGTTGACACTAGAGTAAAGGACAGGATTGTGACAGAAGCACCAAGCCCAACATCGTTAGAGTGGAATGATTACGTTTTATCTATGTTTGATGAGAGCGAATTGTTCGATGGGCGACCAACATGCAACGGACTCAGAAGGGTTGCAGAGCTTCTGCTTGGTAGAATCGTAGTAAGCCGCTCAGTTAGAGAGCATGTTCCCCTAGATGGTAATAGCATTGGAAGAAGTACCGTTGTCTGGGAAGTCGTGTTTGAGGACGGTAGTTTATTTAGCGATGTAGCAGATAGCTGGGAAGGCAATACAGACGACGCATTTTGCGTGTTTGCGACCGCTACGGCGGCAACTAGAGCTGAAGGGCGTGCTTTAAGAAAAGCCCTTAGATTAAGAACTGTGGCCGCAGAAGAGATGACAAAGAAGAACACTTCAAGCATTGTTCGTAGTATCAGCCAAACTACTAACGTCGCAACGGACGGTGAGTATGATGATTCACAAAGAATGACTGAGCCACAAGCTAATTTTATTGATGTAAAATGTAAACAGTTAAACTTGAACGTTGTGGAATTCTTTAAGGAGGTATTTAACGTAAATGTAAAGAGAAAAGTAGATAAGGGTCAAGCACATGCTGCGATCCAAAAACTTAATGAATTTCAAGCAGATAAGAGTCTGGTTCCAGATTCTATTACTGCGTACTTATCCGATTGGAGAGATTAATGAAAGTAAATTATCAAACCCGCAATGGGCGACTGAGTGTTCAGATCGAAGGTGATTCTCAAAAAGATATCTTTGGAGAGATTTCCAAGTTTCAGGAAGTCTTTGAAGAGGATGTTTGCGGCAAATGCGGCTCTGATAACATTAAATATGTTGTTAGAAACGTAGATGACAACCTATATTACGAGCTTCGTTGTAATGGATGTCGTGCTAAATTGGCTTTTGGTGCCCATAAAAAGGGTGGCGGATTGTTCCCAAAACGCAAAGATGGCGATACTTGGCTGCCTGATGGCGGCTGGGTTAAATGGAACCCAAAAACTGAGACAAATGAATAAAAAAAGACCAGCGGCACACCACCGCTGATCTTGTTAAAGGAAAGAGTTGTCGCGATTTAACTGCGTTTTGCGTTTCGGACGCGATTTATGAGCATTTTGCGGCGACTCTTCTTTTTACCACCATCCTTGGGCTTTACCAACAAAATACATACCAACACAAGAACCAGCTAAAGCTGCAATTCTTCTAATTAACTTGTGCCGTCTAATAAAGCCATGACATTTACATGAGCATTTTGCAACTTCGCAAAGATCATCACACTTACATCTTTTAAATAGTGGCATCGGAATCTCCCTACAGGTATTCTAGAGTAAAATAAAGGCCGTAATCTGTCTTGCTGCCAATGTTGTCTGGTGAAGCACTCAGAGAAAGATACCAATCGTGACGTGTGGCACGACAAGCATCTCCAGACTGCGAAATCCAGTTTCTATAAATTCCGTCTAATTCTGGCAAAGATTCACCAGCAACGGTGTTGAGTCCGCTTGGGCCGGGACCAGCTGTAAGGTCCATATCGACCATACTGGTTCCGGGGAGGTATGTCTGCCACTCGTGAGTAGTAATGGCACGATGAGCCAAGCTGCCTTTTAGTGCATCATAGCCAGTAAGAGCGTGAGGGTGTCGAACTTCATAAACCTGAGTAGTAACGCCACTGGCATGATTTTCGATATTATTTCTGTCGAAAATTCTCAAGCGACAGTTTTGAACTCTAACGCCCTCGTCGTGAGTAAATCGAATATTTAGCGGTGCTGCGTAATTAGGAACACCGGAAGTGCCGTAATCAACACCATTCCAAGTAATCCCGCTACCAGCCTGCGGAAAATCTTTAATATATTTTGTGTTAGACGCTTGAACCCCAGATGCAGTACCATTGGAGTTACATACAAATGTAGCGTCTTGATACTCTCCGACAGGCACAGAAATGCCGAAAGAACCACCAAAAAACCCTAATCCAGACCCCTCTGTATGGTCAATACGGGTTGGATCATCAGTGGCGGCAGCACCAAAATCGTTAGTATGAAATGTAATTGTAGCCATTTAGTTTCTCCTTATGAGGTTACTGTATTATACACAAATTTTTATTATTTTTAGTGATTAAGAGGTTATTCTCCACTTATAAGCAGATTAATGTACTGTTCAGCAGAAGAACTTTCGTTGAGGGCGGATTCCCCCTTGATATAATTGTCAAAAAACGTATGCGATGTATCATTTTTAAACAAAAAGAAGCAATCATACTTACGATCCGTTGACTTGTCTTTATCAGCTAATTGAATTTCTGTTATCAAATCCCCCCTTACGAACCCGAAAGGTTGTGCAAAACCACCATCTAGGGTTACTGGGCTGGTATTGTCAGACGGTAGCGATAACTGCTGCTCTCTAATGACCGCTTTTGGTTTGTTGTCTATTCCTTCAAAGCCCTGAACTTTTCCGACAAGAATCTTACCACTAAACCCATTCCCAAACCCTCCAAGATTTGTAAGTTGAACACCATTCATTCTAGAATTAATTGGCTCTCCGTACTTAGCAAATGAAGATGACGGAATATCTTGCCCAACACCAAAGCACTCTAGCTCAAGGGCTGTTACAACTTCAGGATTGTCAGGGTCATTATTCTCGACAGCACTTACACTGAAAAATATACCAAGACTTGAATTTCCAATAACATCTCCGGGTTGTGCGTTTGTGCCCAAGGAAGAGTAATATATTAAACCGGCTAACTGTGCATCGACAGTGTATTCAAAAGGTTGTTCTTCTCCATTAAAAAAGAACCCAATTAGGGACTGGTTTTTTGAGTTAAAGTCTTCACTACTAATTATATCACCACTTGCAAATGCTGTAGAAATGGTATAATAAGTATATTGGTATGGAAGTAATTTACCAACCCTAGTAACATTTAGATAAGATTTATCTTTTGGTAGAAGTGCGGTACCATCGGAAAGTCCATCCTTAAAAATAAATGATCCTGTAACTGGTACAGGTAACTCCGAACCCTGTACTATACGTGAGGGTTCTCTTATACCCACATTTGTGGGGTCAGTATGGTATGTGAAATCAATTTGCGTACCATCTGTGTTCTGAAACACCGCTGTCTCTGTAAAGGGCCACGGTGATCCTTGTCTGATGGGTTCATCCCCCTCAACAGGAATACTCGAAGTATAATAACCTTCTAGGTCTGGCCTTGGATTAAAGTGGTGAACAGCGAAAAATCTAGGATCGTAAATTGTCTGCTCTCTGGGCCAATGGTGGTACACGGTTACGGCCAAAGTGGTTGTATTGTGATCGTCCCATTTTAAATTTTCACCACCCCAAGATGGGTATTGAGTTGATACTGGTCTTCGGTTAAAGTCATTAGCGAGATTATTTGACCCCACAAATCGGTAAGTCATCCAACTTTTCATTCCAAAACGTTGATCTGTTGTAAAAATAATCTTATCGTTTACGGTTACGGTTGTTGTAGCACCAATAATACCATAAGCTGCTGACGCATCAATAAAGTCACCCATCCACTGATGGTGATCTTCATCCCAGTAGTGCCTTTCGTGTCGTCTATAATAAGGTTTATTTCTTTCAACATATTTATTAAAGGCAAGACGTGGGCGAAGTTGGCGAGAGGTGCCATTTTCTTCAAATTCATTAATATAAATTTCTGGGTGAGTATCATAATTCAACCTTTTATATCGGTCGTAAGAGGCTTCCCCAAACCCATCGGCATGTGGCGGTGTTTGAGATGCCATCTGAACGGCAGCATCACAACTCCAAAACTTTTCACCGAATCTATCGTCTTGTATGTCAAATCCTACAGCATTACCCTGAGAAGAATATTCAACGTCATCTTTCTTATATTCCGTGTTGTATGAATTGTAAAGCTCCATTTTCAATGGTCTAAACTGGATATTGCCCGGCTTGTTTGGTTTAATACCGAGGGCACTATCAGCAGGATTATAATTGCCTGAATCAACTAAAACTCCACTTGTCTTAACCAACCAAGTAGATTGCCGGAAAGCGTCTCTAATTTTTGTTCTAAAATCCCAATCTGAGACGGACGCCTGATTATAAAAATCGTTAAGCCTGTTTAGATTATAAAGAGGTGCCCCATCTGGATTTTCAGGGGAAGCGTTCAAGGCTATATCTGCCGGTAAATGTTCTAGTTTCCTATCTAGTTCTTCATTGTATTGATAAAACATTGATGGGCCAAATGTAAGCACTTCACGCCCAGTCCAAGGCGTGCCAGTCAAATTGTCTGAATCTATAGGGTCAGATGTTGGTGCTCTATAATCATGCCTCTCTGGGTAATACAATACCTCGCCAACACTATCTCGAAATTGTTCTTCTTGAAATGGATCAATATTAATATTGTCTGTATTCGCCCCGACACCACCAAAAAATTCTGATCCAAGGTTCAGTAATCCGGGCAATCTTTCATTCGCAATGAGGGCACCAGAATTATGATAAGTAATGTTAAAGTTTTTGACGCCAGTAGCATAACCAGCTACATAATCTTCATCATAACCATCTGGAAATAAACACCCAAAATAGATAGAATGTCTTGGATTATCAATTGTCTCTTCGCTATTAAACGGTATGGTTCTTCCCTTTGCATCCTCATTCGCGAGGGTGGTGCCGAGTGCATTAAAGTTTCTTCGTCCGAAAATGTTATTGTCCATAAAATCAAAAGAAGAAAATTGAATATGTCCACCAGCAAAAGTTTCAAGGTTTTCATATTGGGCATTAGGAGTGATTCCAGTACCCCAAGGTCTCATATCAAAATCAGAGTCAGGATAATCTATACCTCTATTTTTTTTATTAACGAGTTGATAATATTGAGAGTGAGCTACTTTTTCTGCGGTTCTAGGGTCAAGTTTAATATATTGGTTGTTTTGTTTTACTGTTTGGAAAAAATCTTCTGTTGTTGCAAGATAAGTAAATTCCCACTGACCAGCAAATGAGGGCTCAACAACTTCTTCCTGATCTTGATCTTCTCCAAGCGGAACTATGTGCCAAATGCCATCAATTTGACTCAACAGCACCATGTCGTCTACTTGAAAAGACTTTTTAGGGTTAAAGTTGAATACTGTGAGTTTTTGTTTTGTCTTCTCTTCTAGTCTACAATCTTTATTTTCAGCATACCCCGGTGCCCATTGAAATGGATTACCATTTTGCATCTGAATCGGCATAGCCAAGCCGGATGAAGCAGCAAAGTGCAACTCTTCAGACTTATCGTACAAAATTTGAGCAATGTCAGCATCGTCTAGAACAGAAATAGTTGGGTTGAAAACAGCTCTAGCGACGGGCGTTGCAATTTTAGCCAAAACGCTAGTAGTGCCGCTCTCCCATTTATTTAAATATGGATTATAAGATAGCTTGACTGGAGCCACCGTTTTATGGGAGGGATTGTTTTCATCTGGAGTCGTACTGTCGCCATCTTCTCTAGAAAGATATTTTCTTCCAGTTGGGTCTGTTTTAATTTGGGCGGTGTTGAGGCTTTTTAATACGCCCTCTGCTTTTGGTGCCCTCTTTGGCGGTGCATCAAACAAATTAAGTCTAAAAGTTACCCATTCTGTTTTAGGGCACTGAAATTGACCACCGGCCATTTGTAAATTAAATGTTAGCAGCCCACTACAAATAATAGATTTATATTTGCTAGTTTTCATATCTTTGAGATATTCATCCATAGCAAAAATTTCATTTCTAGTTATATAATCTTCTGCTGAATCCCCATCAAGCGTCTTCCATCCATTATCACCAGTCCTTCTCAGCTTTTTCTTCGCATCAATCATGAACTCATTCATAGTGATAATACTTAAAATCGGATTTGGGAAACTTCCGGGAAGGTTAAAAAATACTCTTCTATCTGAGTACCCTGTTTCTTCTGCTTTTGCTGGGTCGAGACCTATGCGGTCTTTTAAATCAGCCATTTCTGTGACACCAATTTTAAATCTGTCCCTATTATCATCTTCAAATATAGCCCTATTATTTATATTTAGTGGGGGATTCGGCTCCGAGGTTAAGCTATGAGCGAAATAGTCAAGTGGAACTTGATCGAATGTATAGGCAGAAATCATATTGCGTTCTAGCAACGACCAATTACTCCATCGTTGTTCTTCATAGGTTCCTGTATATTCGGTTTTTCTCCAGCCCTCCCAAGTTCCCCATTTTTCACTGGCTTCATCGAGATCGTGATCTTTATTTCCGGGCCCATTGGACGATGTACTTTCATCTTGTGCCCCTATAAACACCCCGAAACGTTCAATTTCATCACCGTTTCTATCCCTGATTACCCCCCTATTGACATAGTTTCCATTCTTATCTTTAGCGTTCCAATAAGAATAAAAAGTGCCAGTAGTAAAAACACCGAGTCCCACTTGATTTAAATAAACATTGTCCGTAGTAAACTGATGCGTATTGCTTTCAGCTTTTAAAAATTCTGATAAATCAAACATTAATTATCTCCTTCATTTGCGTTCCCAAAAAATCTTTCTGCCAAGGAAGCGTCGATACCAAAAGCTGAACCAATGTCCGCACCGGGTATATTATGCTGAGATGTGGTTGGGATATTATTAACCACGTCAAATAAATCAGCAAACTCCACAATTGGCATCGGACCACCACCCGGACTAATAAAGGATTGAGCCTGAGCCGCTGTATTATAACTCTCCAACCCTCTAATCAACTGACTCTCTTCTACAACTCTAGTTTGTATGCCATCGCTCGCTAAGAGTAGCTTTTCTGATGACCTTTTATCCACATCACTAAAGAAAGTATCGGTGCTCTTAGCTAAATCTAATATTTTCTGACCGCCCTTAGCCATTAAGTTATGCATTAGATTGCCCCCGCTTACCCACTTATTAATACCTATTCTTATTAAGCTATTGTTTTGATCTCTAACTTTTTGTCGCTCCCTCGCAATGGTTGCAATATTTCCTTCTTTCTGTTTGTGAAGTTTTCCATAAGAAGGAGTGTAAAGGTCTAATTTAACAGTTGTTTTAACACTATCCCCAATCTGCACATCAATAGATGTAACCAATGGGCCACCAGCTTTAAGGGCTTTTGCTAATGCTATGCCGCTTGGTGCTGATGGGTATACAAATCCACCACGTTCGCTAATTAGTAGTAGGCTATTTGAAAATTCTGCCTGAAGTCTACCGGCCTCATTTAGTAATGTATATCCACCAAAATTCCAAGGTGCAAGATTTTCATCTTTCAAAAAGTCAATTCTTCCACCAATGTTTGAATACCTAACCCTAGAATCTTCTGGGTTGAGCGAGGATGATGACATCCAAGGTCCATAACACCTCTCCCAAGATAATAGCGGCATAGCTACCATACTGGGATAAATTGGTGATGGTTGTATAAACTGTACTGCTGTTTCACCCTGATTAAATTTAACGCCCTTTAATGCCTGTCTTTGTATACGCTCAACTTCCGTAAGCTCTGCAAGCGAAAAATCTAATTCATCTTTTTCGCAATCAATGGTACGCTCTGTTTTCTCTGGAAAACTAGGCTTGTTAAACGCTGGAATCTTAACAACATCTTGAGTCATTAAGTTCTTTATCTCTACAGTATTATTAACCTGCATAGGCCCGTCTGCCCATCTTTGATCTAGGGTTGTTTCAACTCTTCCCGGAAGAGTAATCAAGGCATATACGTGGTTCGAGTCTAAATTCTCAGGGGACGTATCAATAATATTACCATATACTACCGCCTCCTCGAATGTTGCAACGCCCTTTTCCCATTGCCAAAAAACCCCACTGTTTCTAACAAAGTCGGTATGTGCCTCATACGTTCCATCAGCACCGCCACGTTTGGCAATAGAAAACACTGGATCAATTCTCTTAAATTCAAGACTAAAGGTTGGACAACCATCCTCGTCAACATCTTCTACAATCTCAAGTGGTGGCGTAGAAACACGAAGCTCATAATTTCTTGCGTAAATTTCTTTATTTTTAAGCTGTAATTTAGGGGGCATATAAAACTGCTCGTCCACCTCGCACTTGACAAAAGCTACGGCTGGTTGCACACCCTCTTTTTCATTGTCCTTGTCTCTTTCTTCTTTTTGATTAAAACTGAATTCTTGATCTGGCTGCACATTTGGTAGAAGCTCCACAACGTCTGGAATAACACGGGTATGCCCCCCGCGACTTCTTTCATAAGATTGTTGAATCAGTGACTCAGGCGGCACATTAACAAAACTCAAAAGATGACTATTATCATATCTAACGTAGCAACCGATTCTACTGTTGTTTTCATTGAGCAACTTCCAAGGCATAACTGGGTATAGTAGGTCTTGCATGGATTGGGGTAAATCACTCTCGCGAATGTTGAGGTTGTAATCTTCTAATCCTTCCCCGAAGTTCCCATCTAAAACAGAACCATAATCATCAATCGCACTACTAACTGAATCTTTTAATAGCTCATAACTCATGAATCCGCCCAGTGGCTCTGGTTTGTAATTAAACTCCCACTTGTCAGTAATTGGATTATAATTATTTTTTAGAGCACCATAGGTATAACTTGCTTCATGATTATTTTCCGTGCCGTTTGGCGATAGCGATTCATCATTTAAGTTAATTTTATAATTATTATAATGAATAAAGAGAGACTCGGCTGTTATTGTTTCTTCTACTTCTTCTATATCGTCCTTAAATCTGACATCTGACAGCACATCTATATTTGAAGATATCGGCATCGGTGAGAATCCAAATGGGCCAGCAGCGATTTGCTTTTCTCTCTGTCCCTGATCGTATGTTACGGTGTTTGGCTGATATCTTACGTTGCACGCCTTGGGTATCTTGACCAAGAATCTTTTACCCAAATTTTCTTCAGCGACCTTTTTAATAAATTCATAAACCTTCATGGCGTTCTTCTTGTGGTTTTTTGCAATCTGCGGCAACTTGGCTATAAGCGAATCTTCCGCAAGGCCCTCAAGTGTGTTTTTTGTTTCAGCCAAAAGGTCTTCACCCTCATTAATAAGCATGTTTTGAAGTGAGGTATATTCTTCCTGCACTTGCTTAAACTTTTCAATCTCTGCCATATATCCTTTATATGTCTCATTATCTGCATACCCGTCCAAATCTTGTGGGTGGGTAGCCCTCCAATTTTCTTCAAAGTCAGTCACCCTAGCGAGTAAAAGTTTTAACTTTTCTTCTAGAAACTCTGGTGTAATACTTGACATTGTAGCAGCACCAGATAATCTATCTTGTAGTTGTGCATAATTTGTAATAACTTTATTCTTTGCGTTGATTATTTTGAGAACACCAGCTTCAGGAATACCGATCTTTTTGGCACGCCCATAGTATAATGGATAACCGAATGGCGGGGAACAAGGGCTTGCAGGTAGTCCATCATTGCCCATTAAAGGTCTATCTGAGTCCCAAACACATCTAGGAACGGTGACGGCAAATTGTCTATTCTTCAATTGAGTTAAGAAGCCTGATCCGAGAATAGTATCTTCTGTCAACTGTGTTTTAAGTTTGAAATCCTCTAACACATCATTAATTTGGTCGTTGGCATCTGCCAACGCAGAGAATGTAGCACCATACTCCTCAATGTCTTGAATATAGGTTTCGCTATACTTTAATAAGAAATTTTTCCAACGATCATAGGAGACTAAAGCTGCTCTAAGCTCAAGCTCTGTAGCTACATAATAATTACCAACACCAAAGGCATTTAAACCGCGAGTATCGAGTAATATTTGTTGATATGAACCCCAACCTCTTGGTATGGTCACGGCATTACCATCGCCTAAAAACCCATAAAAAGGAAGAACTGATTGCTTTAGACTTGTTTCTAATAACCACTGTTCTTGTTGTAAGATTTCTACGTTGCTTTGGCCGTCATCCTCTTTTCTTACCTGTAGATCGTCGCGGTCATGAGTAGTATCGAAAAAATACATCTCTACTTCTTGAGCACCAACAACAAATTTGTCAGTAGTTACATTCGATAGCTCAAATCCAAGGTCTTGATTTTCTACCTCAATGCCTCGATCTTTTAAGTCTTTTAAATATTGAATAATCGCACCATAAGAAGGTTGCTGAGTTTTATCAATAGCATCTCTACGGATGATACCAGCCACCATCTCGCTATATTCTCCACGGATAGCCTTCTGTTGATTGTAGTTTTCTAAAAATGCACAAGCTGGATGATTTATAATTGGCAGCATCGAGACAAACAATTCATGACTAATAACGTCGCAAAGTTCTTGTGCGAACGACAACATATCTAGTTGGTCAAAGTCCATGAAATACATACTGGGAATTTTTTGGGTTGGAATTCCGCCAAAGTCTACAACGTAATTATATCCCCTAAAATTAATCTTACCGCCGAAACCAGCGTCAATATATTCTTGCGGTAAAGAACCATAAGACTCGAATAGAGTGGCGAGAGCCTGAGAAACCCTGTAGAAAGGGATACCTCTCTCGCTTCTTCTCGATAAGCCCTGTCCGGTAATCGGGAAATATTTAGGAAGGTAGGTCTTTGTTTTTCTTCCCGGTGCGTATACGGTGCTTGTAACAGCTCCATATTTGTCCTGATTGGCATTTTCTTTAAATTCGTATTGATCCAATAAAAGTGGGTTTGTGCCATTCCCAGAAAAAACAATATTACCAGACGCATCAATCCGCTTTGACAAATAACCCTTATCTATTTTCGCGTTGTCAAGAAACTCAACCAATGAATCTCTTGGGTCATACTCTAAAAACCCATAAATATTAAATAAATTCTTATTGTTGTATGTTGTTCCCTGATAGTTGTTGAATAATAATTGTGCATTGGATAAAACTTCTCTAGGGTCAACTACGTTTACAGTGTAAAGACCACGCCCTTCTGAGCTGTTGTTTTCTGTATAACTTTGAAGAATACCGCCAAACACAAAGTGGTTACGACCCCTCGCTTCATTATCTGGATTTAATAGGCTGCTCTTATCTATGACGTAAAAAGATTCGTCATTTGATTTCGACAGGTCTACGAAATTAAACGGAGGCAAGGACTCTAGTGGTCTCTGCACTCTGTACTCTGCAAAAGAATCATTTGAGATAGTATTATAACCATAAGTATCATCAAATGTTTTTCTCCAAGCCTGCTCAACCGTAGCTGGATTCGTTCCAAACTTAAAGAAAACAGGAGAGCCTACGGCTGGCGGCCTGAATAAATCGTTTTGTCCGTCGTGATATGGGTCATCCCCGCGACCAAAGAATGATTTGTCAGACTTGTTATATTCATCATTTACAAGTTCTACGCTAACATTGGAAGATGAATCGCCAAAGCCAGCATTTACAGAAAAATTTCTAATACTAGCACCCAAGAAGGTTTGCTGTGGAAACCCCTCGTTACCAATAGTCCAGCCCCCTACAGACATAGAGCCCTCGTTACCTTGTGGAATCACAAAGTTTGCAGGCCATTCTGAGCCATAATTACCAGATGCAGGCACTATGCCCAAATGAGGTGAATTAAAATCAAACATTTCCTCTCCTATAATTAATCATCATCTCTTCTTGGTCTAAATGACGAACCCTTAAATTCAGCATTATAATATCCGTTCTTGTTAGGAACATATGTAGTATATGGATCAAGACCACTACCACTAGTATCAGCAAGAAAATCTGATATATATTTAATTTCTATGTATGGTGTTGGAATAGCCAAATATACTTTATGATGGATATAAGAATCCATAGTTCTATAGGCGTAATCCGGTCTAGCTGGTTCATATGGAGAAACAGTGGGTCTGATATATTGTTGAAATCTTACATCAAATCCACTAGGCATGTAGTAACCGGAACTAAATATGCTTCCAGAGCCAGTTAATTCATTGCCAATAAGCTGCTGATGAAAAATACCGCTCTCACGCTGTTCATCAATCAACTCAAGTGTTTCTGATGGATATGTTGCAACAACACCGCTTCCACCGGCCTCTTTTTCGTAATCATACAAACGATCAATTCCAAGACCATTATATCTTTGTCGATCTTGCTCAAGATCAAAGAAATTACTTTCACCAGATGGTAAAATGCCAGAAACTGATTGGGCCTGCTGACCGCTAGTTAGCGGAAGCTGCGGTCCTAAGCCAGCATCACTAAAATCATTCCAATTATGAGTCATTGTCCTATCTGTCTAATTCATAAGTAAAAGAAACATTAAATGAATATGTGCCGTTCTTTGGGTTCCACTGTTCCGTTGGTGCCGAAACAAAATACTTTCTAATTCCGGGCTCTCCAGCTGGACTTAATTCTCTTAAAAGTCGAGCTATTTGACTTGCTGTTGGCTCAACTAAACTGGGCTTCTTGAGAAGCAAAGTTTCTCTGCCAGAACCGTATGGTATCTTAGTATAATCCATAACCAAATTTAAATTAATATCTCTTTTATATTCTGTTCTACCACCAATATATTGCAGCACAGGACCGGTATTTCTACCAAGAACAGGAATGACAGCAAAAACATCTCCGGGATAAGTATCATTAACATTGATTTCTTCGCTAAGAACGCCCGAAATAATATTTGTAGGTCTATTGTTAAATTGTAAATTGTAGGTTAGATCACCTGTATATTCATTGGTGGCTAAAGTAACCGATGTGGGCTGAGAATTAAGCGTAACAGATACAAGATTATTTGCTCTGTTATAAATATCGCTTGTCAGGCCAAACTTTCCACTGTTGGAAACTTCATTGTATTTTTTACGTGCGTTTGCAAAAGCACCGCTGGTCTGGGTGAGTAATTCAATGTCCACGCCCGGTGCATAATATGCACTAGGAGAGATTTCAGAGAGACCCTTAATTGTTCCGTCAATGCTAACGGTAACAAAAGGGTCGGTATTACTGGTTGAGACACTGGCGTTATAAGTTTCTGTGCTTGTTCCACTGGATAATAACCAATTTTCACTGACAGAGTAGCTACCATCAGAGACACCGATCTGCTCTGTTCTAATGTGATTAAATCCTTGATAAGTATCAACAAGATTTACTGTGCCGCTACCAATTAGGCCAGCAACATTGGGATAATTACCACTAATATTATTAGAAAGTCTTTGCAGAACAAAGTCTCTAGCTTGCTCCCAAGCCTCTTTATCTTCACTCCCAGAGTGCCCATAGTGCTTTTTCCCGACAGCACTTAGATTGTGTGAAATTCTATACTGACGTGGGTTTAAAATGCTTTCTCCACCATCCTCCGCTTCTAACGACCAATCTTCAGAAAACGTCTCGATAAACATACCAGAAGCGTCAATAAAATTGTCATAACTAACACCAATGATCGTCCCAAGATTTCCGCTAGAGGATGTATAGCCCTGATCTATATATGCATCCGACTCAACATCTCCATGCAGAAGAACATCTGCTTCTAGATTAATTGTATAATCACATCTGCTTACATATGGCCCCTCTGTAAAATCTATACTTACAACTCTGGGGTTGCAATAGACAGTCGCTGGTGCGTCGTCAAAAATATCCGTAATAATGACCGTCTGACCGTCTTTAGCGAATAAGGCTCTAAGGGCACGCTGCTTGCTCAAAATGGCAGAGGCGGGCTTCATGACCTTCTGACGCTGCGGCCTGTCTCTTTGGCTAAATGGCTTGTTGTCAAACTGTCCAAATGGGCCTATGAGATCGCCAGTATTAGCTGGTGTAAAAAATTCACGCAACTGATCTGTAGCTGGATCAATAGCGTAAGGGGTTCCCTCGTCTGGCAGTAAAGTACCCGTCAAAACAATAGTATAAGTAGTGCCAAAATTACCCACTTTATTTTTAAGTGTATTCGCAGAAATCTGCACAAAGGGCGTAGGTCTTATTACGCACTCTTGGGTTTGATCGTTATTATACCTTACTTTAATTGGCATTAGTATCCTCTTATTCTTAATTCTAAGTTTTCAGTAACATAATTGTTACCAATAACCAAGTTCATATTTCCGCTAGAATAGCCGCTAGGTGCATCCAAGAACAAATTGAAGGAGCCACTTGGGGAACCAGAAACACCGTAATTATACAGATTCACATTATTATACACAATTGCTGAAGGATCACCAGAAAGAACGAGAGGCAAAATACCCGAATCTTCTATTGGTTTTCCACCTATAATTAGCTGCATAGAATCTGTCACTTCAGTACCATCGGCCAGCGTAAATAACACTGATTCTACATATGGACGATGTGCTACAAACCCCTTGCTAGAAGGATCAAAGCCAGAAACCTCAAGGAAAATATCGCCATCTCTATCTGTGGTCAAAACACCACTATATTGATAGGTGATAGAATCCCCAGATGCATTTTGGTAAATTCTCTGGTAAATAGGTTCTTCGTATCCGACCCCAAATACTTTAACGTCAATCCATCCACCGCTATTTGGAATAGCTGGAACTTGCTGTCTCAACATAGCATCAAAGGTATAGGCGGCACCAGCATTAGCCAAGCCACTAGTAGGATGATCCCCACTGGTTGACCAATCGTGTTGAGGAGAGCCAGCAACCAATGTGTAGTCACTATCACCCCTGTACGCTCTGTCTATCGCTACAGCAGCTCCAAATCTATCATTTTCTGTGCCGCTAGAAGTAATATATGTTTCAAAATCTGGAGGTAATGGAGGGCCAAACTGAGTAGCAGTTCTATCTTTATAGCCTTGTGCTACCAATTTTTGTGCATAAACCCAATTTTGCTCGCGAGCTTGGAAGTCTGTCAGCTCATATCGGTAATTAAATACAGCACCATTATTGAGAATCGCAACACCGCTATTATTATTGAAGTCATCAACTCTTACACCGGAGCTACCCAAATCATAGAATGAGTGGGTTGGAATGTCAAACTCTGCATTAAAGCTCTTTCTGTGTAAAGCTGTACTCAGGCCACTACCATTTAGTGCTACTGCACCGCTATAGATATGATGATGTAATGTCTCATAGTCGTGGTTTGGAGCACCAATAACAGCCATGTCGCAATCAATAGATACCGAAATACCAAAGTTGTCTGATCTCTTACCATGATCTAAAATAAACGAAGGATTGTTCTGAATATCAATACCTCGCTGTTGCTCAAATGCTGTTCTTGGGTCTGGCGTAAAGTCGTAAACACCAACATTTAGACTGCTTGGCTTCAACTTAGAGATAAATTCCCAAGGTAAGAATTCTTCAATAATATTCTCTCCCCTGCCAGTCCTGTGGTAAACAAACGCAGCACCAGCACCACCATCTTCTGCAATCTTAATTCCAGAGCCAGCTTCGCCGTTTACTATTTCATGCCACTGAACAATACCACTAACACCACTAATTGCAGTTTCAGCGTGGAAAGCATTAAATGGGGCACCGACAATCAATTTATCGTCAGTGATATCAATTGAGTAACCAAACAAATCGCCCAAGCATCCAGAATAATAAACATCTAAATCTAGATAGTCAGTATTATTGATCTTCATGAGTTCAGTGATACCACCACCAATACCCATATCTAGGATAAAGTCTCTATTTGTTCCAGATGGAAGCCCAAGCAATTCATCGTAACTGTCTTGACCATCAAGGTAATTCGCATAATCTAGGAAGTCGCCACTGAATCTTGGGTAAATTCCGTAATCACCAAGAGCATCACTGGTAAAGAATTCGTTTTTACGATCCCTAATTTTGTATACGTTTTTAGGGCCGATTGGTCTAACAAGAGTTGTTGGATCAATATTATCTTCATTGTCGGTATAATTACCAAGTGCTCCAGCAACACCATTACCACCATATAAAGGCGAAGTTATATTACTTACACTCGAACCAGATACAGCATGATATTTAGCGGCACTTCCACGTTCAGGTGCTCTAATTTTCTGTGCAAAGTAGAAGTTTCTACCATCTCTTATCTGATAGCCGTCATCAAAAATATCAGAGTCGTCTTGTGGGCTAAAGTAATTTTGAGGAGAAGTAGGATAAAGACTTCTGATAAATGCTTGATTCCCTTGAATTGCCGAGTATCTATAATGAGGACATTGCCCCTGAACCATACTTGAGTCACTAATAACAATAATCTTTGACTTCCTTCTTCCGGCTGGGAAAGACGAGAAGTTTTCATACTCTTCAGCCGCGACAACCGGACCATCTTCTATTGTTTGATCGCCCAAACTATCGCAGATTTCACCATTTTCAGAATTGCAGTATATAGAACTTAAATGAGAAACAGGTCTAAATTCGCCCTCGATAATACCGCTTCTAGCAGGATAAACTACATATCTCTCATTCACAACTACTTCATCTACCTGATACAAACCACTACCATTACTTGTTGCAACTTCTGAAGTAATCGGAAGTGGAGCACCAGAAATGGCTAGTAATCTTGTTGTGAATATAGACCCATCATTAGATACCTCGTCTTCACCTATAGATTCTCTTGAATACGCTGCGATAGAAATACTATCACTGGTAGCACGCACGTCTATGTGACGACTTTCTGGATTCAAAGATAGAGTTTGATCTAGTGATAAGCCGTAGAAAGTATTATCATCATCACTTAATGCAGGAAATGGAGAAAATGAAGCATTTGAAGCGGTAATATCAATTGGATATTTATCTTGATCCGATTCAGAAACCCAATCAAAGAAAATTCTGTAGCCAGAGTTTTGAATGGTTGGGAATGTGAACGTTGATTGAGCATCTATATTATATCTTCTTATTGGTGGAACAGACACTCTTTCCGTTACCGCTCTACTTGTCCAGACGATCTTTTCATAATCCTGACCTCCAGAGATAGGAATAACTCTTTTTAGGCTATAATCCGAAAGTGCTGAACTATAAAGATTATCTGACCGTTCTGAGAAATGAAGCCCACTAAGAGCGGTAGAGTCGTTATAAACAGAATTGTAAGCGAACCCATTAGGGCAGCCAGCTATAGAATCTGTTGAAGTATTTACAAGTTGCACATCGCCATAATCTGTGTCAAATCTACCACCGTCATCGTCACGATAAGAGTCTATGACACCGTTGGAAACCTGATAAGAACCAAGCGAAGGAACGTAAAGTGGTCTACTTGTTACATTTATTCCACTACATAGATAATCAACATTAGCAGCAACCCGCCTCATATCATCAGAGTTTGCAGCATTGTAAGTGATGATAAGTCTTTTGCCACCCTCATTGAGCCAGTTTTTCATTTCTGTAATTTCTTGAGCCGAAGGTTTACCGCTTGGATGTGCGACCCAAGCGAAATCTACAAACTCCGTCAAATCAGAAGTCTTTTTATTTTCTAAGAAATACCCGCCAGAGCTGTCTCTACTTAGCTCAACTTTAAGTTTGTTTGCAAGAGAATGACCGTCATTTTCATCACCGTTATAGAAGTAAGCATTATTAAGAGATGTTCTGCCAGTAAATCCATTGATCTGAATACCTCGCGGCCCAGCAATGCTATCACAATCTTCGGTTACAAGATTAAGATAAAACTCTGTATTCTTGTCTTGGTTATCGGTTCCGTCGTCTATGCCTCTACTCGCGTCATCTTCGGACCACTGGGTAGCAATCAGATAAATTCTAGAGCTGTTTAATTCTCCGAGGTCATTTTTGCCAGACTCCGCAAGAGCTATGATATGCTCGTCATGAATAATATTGGTTTTGGTTTGATTATACCCAACCAAGACTGGTACAGCACTAGCTTGAATTAACGCATCTCTTGCATTAATCAATTCTGGATCAAAATATGTACCGATATCAAATAATGTGTAATTACCAGAAACGGATGAATCAGAATTTTCATAAATATCAAAATCTACATGGTCTATATGCGTATCAGCAAAAGAATATACAGTTGAGCTAGTCGTCCAAGAACGCCACTCGTAAATACCGTAGGTCTCAAAGAAGTACCCAGAAGATTCTGGAACAGACCAAGGGCGATCAGGTAGAGTTTCCGCTGTCGTTAAAACAGGAACTGGCTCTTGTCTTGCGTCGTCACGAAGATAAATTGGCGGCTCATCACAATAGCTTGGGACATTGTTAAACATCTGAGGCCAGTTTCTAACATAGTTGATAACCCTAGTTTCACCGCCACCGGTAGAAATACATTGTTCACGCCACTGTGCCCTCAAGTCACCAAGATGCTTGAGTGGAAATTCACATCTTTCATTTATAACTTTACCATTTAAACCTTCAGGGCAGTCCATGTATTCTACAAAATCTTCTTGACCATCAGCTTCAAGATTAATTCTAATATCACCAAAACCCTTACCAAAGTAATTTCCTGCGGCTATAGTTCTTCCGGCACTATGAGCTGGAAGTAATGAAGGTGTTACATTAAATTTATCATCATCTACATCTTCAAGACTTACGCAACCTTGTAATGAATATTGCTCATTTTTGGCTGGAACGATTTTCATTCTAGAGCCAAGTTTTTTCAGGATGTTATTGATTATATCATTAGAATCTGAATATAAACCATTTTCTTCCCAGACTGGATCATTACCCACAAGTACAAGGTTTCTATCGCCAAGTGCTAACCAACTCTTAATGTTATCAATAATCTCATCGCTGGCAGCGTCTATCTCTGGAGTGATAATAAATGCAAGACCGGCATCGGTAGGAATTTCTATTTCCGAAAAATTCATTCTACGCCAATCGTGCCCTTGATAATCAATTTCTCCGTCTGAACCAGAAGCAAATACCTGATCCCATACATCATAATAACCAAGATTACGCTCTTCGTTGTGGAATGATCTGTCTAGGTTTCCAAATCTACCAAACTCCACAACTTTGTCATGAGGGTAATATTTTCTGGACTCGAATACTCTAACAGCACCAGCATTATTATAAGAAGCCCAAGACAATTCATCGTCGCCCCAGACGTTTACATCTTCAAACAGGTTGAACGAGTCTGTAGGTGCTCCAAAGGCTACAAAATCACCAGCATCAGAGGTCGCTGTACTCCAACCAAGCCTTGATCCGCCAGCGAACTCATCTGGCAAGAACTTTCTCGTGCCCCGATACTCGATATCGCCATAGCTATAGCTAAAGCTAATTTGATAAACACTAGGTGGATCGCCGTCCCAGAAGTTTATATCAGTTCTTAATCTAAATCTCTCTGAATCATTTAGATAGTCATAGGCTGATTCTTTCGCAACGGCAGCACCAGACAACGCGAGGATATTGTCATAATGATCTACAGCGTCCGTGTTTCCTATGTAGGACGCAAAACTTCTTACTGCATCATAGAATAATGCATTTGCTGACTCTGATCTTTCATAGATTCTACATGGAGAGCCAGCTAAGAATGGAGAGCCAACAGAAATAACTTCACCGTTTTGGCTAATAGAAACAGAGTGACCAAATCTATCATTGTAGTTTTTGCCATAAGAGTTTCCGAGATACCAATCTGTCTCGTCGTTAAAGAAGTCTGATGTATCATTAGGAGAAATAATCTGCTGGATACAATTAAAGTTACCCCTCTCATTTTCAAAGATGTAAACACGACCACCGGAAGCTGGAGCGATCTGGAATTCATTAATGTTGAATTCTTGTGCAAACTCTTGACCAACACCGCTAGTGATGAAGTATTGATTTAGTGTTGTATTCGTGTAAGACGACGCAAGCCTTCCAGAGTCAAATGTGTTATAGATCAATTCTTGAGTAGTTTCAACCCAATCTTCTGACCTATCTTGAACAATATTTAAGTGTCCACTTTCAGGATTTCCAGTAATCTGATTATAGACACCACTAATGGAATAAGAGTTATAGAAATCTTCAAACTCTTTGTATACAGAATTGAAAGTTCCGCCCTCAGAAGTAAATGATAAGGCACCTAACGTAGACGAGCTTTGCTCTTGGAACATTCCAACAATAGCTGGTACACCACTATAGAGAACATCTGACCTTCCGCTTGGGAACAATTCAAAGAAGGCTGCTTTAATACCACTATTGATTTGTTCAAATACAACTGGAAGTCCAGAGTTAAAGTATTGCTGAACGGTCCCCGTTTGACCGGCATCGCTGAATACGCCAGAGCCAGTCTCTACCAATAGATCATAATCATCTAATCTTGGAATATAGATGTGCTTAAACCAATCATTGTCAGAAGGAACTAGTGGATTATCTTTACTAGACAATGAAGATTGAATAACCAAGAACTTTGTTTCAATCTGAGGTTGGAACTCAGGTGGGGTTCCACCATAAATTGAGTCTGCATACCAAGGTGCCGAGAAATACTTCCATAAGATGTCAAATCTTTTAGCTGTTGCAGCAATTCTATTTAGAGAGACTTCACTATATGCAAACCTATCGGCAAAGATAATAGCAGCGGTTGGTATTCCAGACGTTACAATATCTTCAAAGTTTCTACTCCATTTTGCTCTAGGTGCTCCAACTACAACTACTTCTCTATCGCCGCTAGAACATAAGTCTACAGACTCACCAAATTGACGACCCTCTTGACCAATCTGCCACTTAACGCCAGAGATTGTAAAGTTATCGAACCTAAGAAGATTGTCAATGGTTCTTTGAGGGTAGTCTTTTCGGTATCCAGTAGGAAGCATGAGTTGTGTTGCGAGTTCCCAAGAAGCCTTTTTGCCAGCAACGTCGTCGCCTCTACGATAAAGGAATACAGAGCCAGCACCGCTGACATCTACCATAGTCGGTGGGTCTGAATAAATATCGTACTCTGGAATAGTTTGATTAGGAGCAGATACAGCCATTAAATCATTCTTTACGGCCAGAGCTTTGCCATACTTAGCAAATTCATGTCTGCCAGAGGCTACGATAGAATCTGGGTCTACACACAGGTTACTGGATGGAGGAACACCACAGGCATCGTCACCAATCAACTTAACACCAGAGAACACGAGGTTCTGATCGCAATCTTCTGTGCAGCAACCATCAGCGTCCCAAGCGGGGCCGCACATTCCATATTCCCATTCCTCAAAAGTTCTTGGCACAGGAATTGGGTCAGTAGAGCCGGTCTTGATAGTTACAGTTGTGTAATAATTATACGAAGGAACTAGATCGGTAAACTTTCTAAGACCATAGTAATTGCCGCTATAGCCAAGAGTTACCCCGTCAAACCCAGTTGCTTCGGGGTTTGTGTAAGTTTCTTTGGCTCTAAATATACCGCCGTCATTACACGTTTCTTCTCTCCAAGCTACGCAGTCGGTAGCCAAGGCACGATCAATAGCTTTACTTGGACTATCACCATCACAAGAGCCATAAGCCGTCAGATCAACGCCCCTTATTTCATTGTCTACTGGAACTGTTGCGTAGACATTATCATCAAGCTCAATACCAGTTCCGTAATTAATATTATCCCACAACCCATAAGCAGAACCGCCAGCCGACGAGTAATTAGCCGTCATTAGGTTCATACTACCAGTATTCTGAACAGGAATATTGAAGTTAGTAACGTATAAAGGAAGTATAGCAGATGGTGTTAATGGTGCAGAGATAAATAGCGGCATGTAATCGCTTCTAAATCTACTTCTTATTTTGCCTATAGCTCTAGTTGTTAGATTGAGAACGCCAGAATTATTTGCTGCGGTAGTATTATTGAAATTATTCCAAAGGGTCATTGGCATGTTTGTAGAACTGCCAGAGGTTCCGATATTTGTCGCATAGACATATAGCGGAATATCATTATTTGCATATACTCCAGATTCTCCAAGTAGAACCATTGGCATACCAAAGAAACTTGATGTAATACTAGCTGGTGGTTTACCGCCGATTGTAGCATCATCTCCGGGATCGCCACCCGTAGACTGACCACCGCCACCTCCACCGCCGCCACCGCCACTGGTGGTTCTAATGTTTGCATCGCTCGACGAATCAAAGAAGCCAATGGTATAAGGCATAGCCAAGTTCATACTGCTAGAAGTTGAGCTAGGCTCTTGACCACTAATGAATAGGTCTAGATATTCAATACCAGACTGTAGAGGTGTAAAGAGAGGTAAAATTTCAGCTACTCTAATTGCACCACTGATTGTTAAGAAGAATCCAGAACCAGATGTATCTTCAAGGTTATCAAGCGGCAATGGAGTGCCAATCAACAATGGCAAACTATCTGTGCCAGACACAGCAATTTCACCACAAACCAAATTAATGAATTCTGTAGCTGGGAATCCGCCACTTGCGTAAAGATTCATAACGCCAGAATCATCTAATTTGAGGATATTGGCCTCTGACATTCTGATGTGTGATGAATGGAGGTCAAGCCTTGACTCAAAAGCTGGGCCGGATGGGTAAACAAGGTCGTACTGAACGAACATATCGTTTACATCATCAGAGAAATAAGACTCTTTAAATTCTCTCTGTCTTGGCTCTTGTGGGAAAATAGCCCACTCTTCTGAGGTGTCGCAAATATCATCATAGGTAAACGTGCTATCAAATCTATAAATACAAGCAGATGGTGGCACATAATGAATTTTTCTATTAACCAATCCCCAGTTAGGCTCAGTAGTATTCCAGTATGGGTCTTTGTTTTTGGTGTAAAGACTAATGATTAATCGTGGACCCTCTTGACCATCACACTCAGGCCATACAATATCTCCGCTAGAGTGATGTTCGATCACGCTCTCTACAACAAGTGCTTTCTCTGAGAACTTGTACCCAATCGGTAATGTCTTGGTGATTCTTCTATTTACTGAGTAGAAATTATCTGGAACATCTGTCAGGTGGAAACGAAGGAAGTCGTTTTCAATCTGGGTGTGGTAGGACACACCACTATTTACAGATGACGGAGAGGGAAGGTCTGCGTACTGAGTATAACCAGAACCATGATGCTTGATCTCAAATACAATCTGCTCCATGCTAGGTCTGATCTGCAATTCATCAAAAGCAGAGGAGAACATGCAGTTCTGGAAAGCACCAATATCCCAATCGTTGTAAGTATCTTCATTTACTCTATCCCACAACTTGTAGGAGTCGTTAGAAGCAACCTCGTCCGGGTCAAAGAATTTAACTCTACTATTGATTAAGAAATCTTCAGCTGTTACCTGTCTGTATGTTCTATCGGCATTGGATTCTACAATGTTTGTTCCAGAGCCATAGACACCAGAAGCCCACGTTGAAATACCAAATTCACTAACGAGCATGTTCATGCCAACGCCAGAACCAGCACCAAAACCAAGAACTAAATCTGCGTTAGTTGTGTTTTTGTAGAAAGGACCACCACTTGCTCTCAATACTGGGAACTCATCTTGCCAGAATTCATTATCAGTATAAAGTTTAAGACCGCTTTGTTGATGATCGTTATAAGTTAAGATAACATTTAATGGATATTGATATCCGCTATAAGGTACAGTATCTATAACCTTGATAATATTACCAATGTCGTCTTGTGCATAACCAGCTAAGAAGCCGCCACTATAGGCTAGGGCAAAATCTAAATCGCCAGCAGCGTCCCACTTAGCGAATAAAATTCCGCTTTCAAATAAATCGTAATCAGCACCAGAAACATTTACGTCCGGTGTAAATCTAGCAAAGACAGAGAAGCCACTCGCAGTATCAATATTTCCAAAGTTAATATTCTGTGACTCGCCAGATATTCTTACGACTCTATCAAAAGCATCGGCAATTTTTCCGTACATTGGATTGCCAACAAACGTCGTTGACCCGTTGGATAAAGAAGTCCAGTCGGTTGTCGTATAGTTCCCGCTGAATCCCGGCATAGCATCTTGGAACAAGGTTCCGCTTGTTAGTCTCCATCCAACATTCTGATATGATTCAAAGTCGCCAACTATTAAACCACTAACGGTTCCATAGTCACCGCCAAGAATCGCAGATTTGACATATCCATCTTCAATATCGTCAAACTTGAAGTAACCAGACAAGAATGGATAATCTAATAGAGGATTCTCAAAAGAGAACGAGAACTGGTCTATGTCGTATGGCCCTCTTACTGTGCCTTCACGACCACGCCACCTTCTTGAGTAGTTTGATTTGATTGTCTCAGGCGAACTAAACGCATGGGGCAGACCTTCTATGGTAGAAATTGGGCCGTATCCAGAACCAGCATTTAATATATTATCACCAGTTTGTCTGCCGGATGGGAATAATGCCGCTTCCGACCTACCATCTTGAGGCTTGCCTATGCCCTCTCCACCTTCAGTATAGAATTGCAAAGCGTTTTGTGGTTTGTACCTAGCACATAAAGAAATATCTCGGATACTAGCACCACTTGGGAGTGGAAATATATCTAAATATAGGTGTTCAAATAATGAGCTAAGACTGTAATCTTTACCTTTACCAAGGATTACTGATTCATCTATAATAACTAAAGGTATCTCATAAGTCTCAAATTCTGTACCGGTAACAGTTGGGTACTGAGCGAGTTTATAGTGATCGTTTCCGCTGGCTTGATAGTATTGTTCTTTTTGGGAGATGGCGGTGCCACCAAGTGCGAAGTCGTTGCCATTAGAATAAAAACCAGACAGAACTGGATGTTGACCTACATTCGGAACAAATAGATCATTAAGAATAACTCCAGATGGGTCTTGAATAAATCCACCGGAAGCAGGGGTCATATTTAGAAGTTTATCATCACTGTATCCAACAACATCAAGGATGTAATCTCTAGAACCAATTTCTTTCTTGGCTACAACTTTGAGTGTGAGAGTGTCAATATCAACAAAAGACAAATCTTGCTTTAGTCGATCTCCAGTAGTTGTATTTTCTGTATTAAAAGCACCGCTTGGGCTAAACCAAATAGATTCAGTGTTTTGGTCAAAATCAGAATTGAACGCACCTAATGTCACTTCGCTGACAGGAGAAGGCCCATAAGAAAATTTAATGGTGAGTTTTCCAGAGTCGGCAATATTATCGCCACCCATAGCATTAAGGGTAATATAATCAGGGCCACCACCCGTTAGAATTTTAATTAGTTCTTCTGAACCGCACTTATCAAGATTGGTAACAGAGTTGTCTCTTGAGCTTTCCCAGACACTACTAACAGAAGGCCAGATTGATGTATCAAACGTAGACACTGGCATAAAGGAAGGAAGAATTTGACGCTCTAATCTTCTTCCGGTTTCTGGTACTTCAGTATAGAATGACAGAGTGTTTTCTATTCTATAACCAAACCCAATCCCGCCACTATTACAAATTTCTAGAGCAGAAATTCTAAACCCATCCGTAGGATTAATAAATCTTTCTTCTTGGGTGGAAATTGGAGAACCATCTAGTGCTAAATAATTATTACCGCTAACATTAAATATTTCTGGTATGATATAATTTTCTTCAAAGCCCTCGTCAAAACCTTCTGTAAATGCATCATCAAGTGCTATAGCTCTAATATTAAATGACAACGAATAGCCACTAACCTCGTGCATATGTGGCTGTGTCGTTCTCTCCCAGTCATAGCTTTCGGCTAATACATTCTGCTCTGTGGATATGGAGTAAGTTGTATAGTTTGGATGTTCTTGATCTGAGTCTCCCCTTACGGTAAAATCTTTGTACTTAATAATAAGATTACCAGATGGGTCATTAAGCCTAATATTATAGACGGTATAGAGAGGGGCAATTCTAGATTCGTAGTTTCTGAGTGGAGCAGAAACCCTCATTCTTAAATACGAATCGTCTGGACGAACGTATAGCTCTGTAAGAGAGCATTTATACTGAAAGAAGCCCTCTGTGTGAATTGTATTTGGGTGAATAAATGAATTTATATCGTCGGTTAATAGAACGGAATCTCCACGGTCCATCAATAAGCCCTGATAGACACCCTCATCAATGTACGAATAAAGATTGCCACTCTGATTATAGACGGCGATGAAGGAGCCAAACCCTTCATCAATAGCTAAGTCGCCACTTGGATAAAGAATTTGTTGACAATAAAAATCACTAAATTCACCATTAACCTTGTCGGTATTTGTATTTATAAACTCCCCATCGGATATGAATAATCCACTGGCAGAATAATCGGCTGATAAATCTTCAACAATTTCACCCTCCGCTAAGAAAGCGTCTAGATCAAATTGAATTCTAGCAGAAGCCTTTGCTGAAACCTCGGAGTCAGCCTCGACAACTTGTGACAAACCCCTTGTTCTTGATATAGCTACCGGAATAGTGTCAAGATAAGTAGTGAATTGTAGACTATCACCAATCTCTATCTGTCTATCAATATCGTCTGTACTATTATCATACTCTAAAGTTATTGAATTACCATCAATAGTTATAATGTTGTAATAATAAGTTTCTTCACCAATAGAAATTTGAGCTAGAGAATCCGTGTTGATATCACCACACGAACCATTTGTAGTAACAAGGTAAAGTGGGCCACTACCGGAAATGGCTTGAACTGTATCATTGCAAATATCTGCGGGTTGTGGTGAAAATATTTTTGAATCTGATTCAACGGAAGCAGATATTGTAGCTGTCGCAGACATAGTTGCAACGATCTCGCCACCAGCAGGACAAGTAACTGCGGTTCCTTTTACACAAGAACATTCTAGTGCTTTAAAAAATAAATCTGACATTCCCTATATTTCTCCGTTAGCCAGCTGGCCTCTGTAAAACTGAGTTACTAGTTGTAAATGATCCAGTGTTATTGAATCCTCCCTTTTGCAGCTCTTTACCGACTTCTTTGAGTAATTCATCCTTGATCTCTTGCTTCATCAGACCAAGGAATGATCCACCATTAATATTTATCTGAACTGGGTCTAATTTAATAGAAAACTTGGTGTCACTTAATGTTTGAACGCTCTTAGCGAATTGATTAAATATACCCTGTAGTCCATTTCCAGCAGATGTGAAGGCTGAATTAATAGCGTCCACAAGGCCGCCAAAACGATAATATTGAACTGGTCCGCCACCACTCTTTGCGGTTGGCGAACTAGCACCGCCACCAGAGTTCATGGCGTTTAAAATTTGCAAATTGTTACCACGCTGAACTGCCGAACGATTAACCACAAACTCTCCCGGAGTCAACATAGCTGGAACAGTATCGGTTCCACGAGGAACAAACATTCCACGGTTCGCATAAACGGTTCCCCCTCTAGCGAATTGAGACACTGAGCTGACTTCGGAAGTATTATTTTCAGATGTCGTCCTTAATCCCCTCTCGAAGCTAACCTGTGCAGCAGTAATTGTTGCATCTTGAATCGAAATATTCGACTGTGCAATAACCGCCTGATCTGTAGCTAGTTGACCAAGTTCACCAGCTAGTGCTCTGATCTGTGACTTAGCCGCCTCTTCTTGAGCTGTCGTGCCAGAGAGAACCCTAGCACTACTAGTGTCAGCAATACCAAAAGAGGAAAGGGTAGCTTGTGCGGCCTCGAAGGTTGCGGCACCACGCTTTTCAAGCTCCTTGAATCCAGCACCGAGTGCAGAAGCGTCAAACAAGCCAGCCAAGCCTCTATCTCCAGTCTCAAGAGCTGCGGCTGCACCGGCAGCTTCTTGCTGTGCGATAAAACCTGCTACATCGCCACTTATTAATTTGTCTAGAGCGGATTTTTCAGCTGCGTTCTTTTCCTTGATTATTTTAAGTTCTTCTTTTTTGGCTTCAATTTGTTGTCTAATTATAGTATTTAAGGCTTCTTGTGCTCTGACCGTTTCTGGTCTTACATCGTCTACATTTCCTTGCTGTCCAGCAAAAGCACCTCTATTATTTAGGCCAGCACCAGAAAGAACTATATTTTGGAAAGCTGTCTCATTTGCCGCAGCAAACTGGTCCGCCAACTGCTGCCTGATTCTTCCTATTTCTTGTGCGGAGCCGCTACCAAGTGTAGCACCAGCTAGTCCACCAATCGCATTAAACTGTGCTACTCTGGCTGCTTCAATTGCCCCAGATGTAACTTTTGGACCACCAAACTCTTCTGCAATCTTCGCAGCTTCAATTTGCGTGTCGATTGCTTTAACTTGTGCTTCTGCCGCCGCCTGTTCTAATTGCTCTCTTTTTGCATAAAGCTGTGCCATTTGCTGATTATGTGCAAGTAAAGCCTGAGCAGCACCAGTGAAGCCCTTGCTTAGTTCGCCAACTTCAGCTTGAATTTCTTGAACAAACTTGCTGATATCGGTTGTGGCAATCTCTTCTGAATTTAGGGCATTGATTTTTGCTCTAACAGCTTTTCTAATTTGAGGGTCATCAACGCCCTCTAGCAATGCCTTTTCTAAATCTTCTTTACCAGCATCACCTGTTCGTAAATTAACATTAGATATTCTAGCACCAGCGGTTGCGTTAAATTCATTTACAGCCCTAGCCGTAGCAGCTTGCCCCTGAATAGATGATGCTAATCTTCTAGCACCAGCACCGGTGGCAGATTCGACTAATGCATTTTCAATCTCAGTAATTGCAGCAGAAGCATCAATACCAATATTTTGCTTGCTTGCCTCAAATGTATTAAAGAATGTCTGAAGAGGGTCGGCACCTGAAGTGATTTGATTTGTAAAGTTTTGAACGGCAAGATTAGCTGCGTTAAATGCACTAGTAATTTTTAAACTATCAATGTTGGCTTTATTTAATTGTTGTTGTACTTCTCTAGCCAAGATAAGGCTGTCTATTAGCTTATTTAATCTATCGGAACCTTTACCGAAACCACCAGTAAACTGATCGGCAATTGTTTGTAGTTCTGTTAGACTTGCACCAGCATTAGCTAAACTCGTAATTTGTTCCACTTGCTGATCTAACAACCTCGATTCCGCTGCCGCACGTTCTGCATATGGAAGCTGACTAATTTCTCTTCTGGCTATTGCAAAAGCCTTAGCACTGTCTTGGGCGGATCGTTGAAAATCAATTGTTCCATCTTGATTATTAAACCCGCCTTCACCCAAGGATTTAACACTTGCTTGTGAAATTTTAAGCGAACTTTCAACCGCAGCGTCGGCCTCTGCTCTCTGTTTTTTCTCGAATCTTCTGTTTGCGAAGCCTTCTGGGTCTGTAAGTGCCTCAATATAACCAGCAGCAGTAAATAATTCTCCAATCGTCTCGGCTTGGGCAGATGCACCAGCAGCCTTAACAGCACCAGCTGTGTTTCCCTGTCTTAACGCTACATCCTTTTGTCTGTCGGCAAGCTGCTGGAACCCCGAAGCAATTTGGCTTCCAATAGCACCAAGAGCTAGAACTCCACCGCCAGCGGCAGTGAGTGTACCACCAACTTTGGCAATGCCACCCCTAACTCTCTGACCAAAGCCCTTGCCCTTTTTAGCCTCACGATTCAATTTTGATATTTCTCTCGTTAGCACTTTAACACTAGAACTAGCTGCCGCAACAGGATTAAATAATCTAACAAGGTTCCGCCGGAATCTAGTCATTCCCTGTTGGGCTGATCGGCGTGCGTCCCTTTCTTTTATGTATGCGTTCCTCATTTTCGCGAGAGTAACTTCGGTTTTTAAAAGCGTGTTATTATTAATTTGCTCAATTCTTGTCTTTCTTTGTATTCTAGCATTAAGAGCATTTGCAGCTTTTGCTTGCTTATTTGTTTGTAGAATAGATACACTTCTAGCTTTCTTTAGTCTAGTCTCTGATGTTACCAGAGTAGTAACGCTCGCTCTTGTTTCTGTTCTTTCCTTCTTTAACGCTCTGGCTCTTGCCTCTATTGTAGCAAGTGCTCTTTTTTGAATATCCTGAGAATTTTTGTCTGCTGTTACTCCAGCTCTTCTTAGCTCGCGTGATTTTTTTGATAAGGTTTCGATTTTGCTAGTTTGAATTGCCTCATCTCGACGAGTCGAAGCTAGTTTTTGACTTGTATCTGCAAGTTTTCTATCAGCGGCTGTCGCCTTATTAGCAGACTTGATGCTGCGTTGAGCACTAACATCTCTTTTCTTCTCAAGCTCAAGTATCTTCTTTGCGTTAGCAATTCTATTCTGCTCGGCCTTAGATAATTTTTGCGTATTCTCATCGTCAGAGTCGTCAGAGCCGCCAGAGCCGCCGCCGGATGTGGATTGTCTATTATTTTGTGCTTCTTCACGAGTAGCCTGAGTAGCCTCTCTTGTGGCTTGCGTGTCTTGCTTGGTAGTCTCGGTGCTTTTCTTGACGCCATTTCCCCAATCGTTTATAATAGCTCTCAACCCAACCACGCCCTTAAAAATAAGGCCAACTGCAAGTACCGAATTTAAAAGGCCCTTTAATGCAAGATTGGTTTTTACTGTAGATTCTGAAGCATCTTCTGTGACGGCTGCAAATTTATCTATAGCCTGAAATGCAAACCCAACACCGGCAGCAGCAAGGCCAGCACCCTGAACACCCCCACCTAACGCAAACCTTTGGACGCCGACTGGCCCACCCTTAGCAAATCGAGCAACGCCAGTTTTATTCATGCTATTGAGATTGCCATATCCAATACTTTGGGCGGAACTCTTATTGATAACAAATTCGCCCGGAGTCAGAAGGGCCGGTACGGTATCGCTAGAACCGCTAATTCCACCGCCCTTGTTTTTCTTCTGTGGCTTACCCTTGCCCGAAGACAATGATGCTTGTTCTAATGTTGTTATACCATACTTCTCTCGCAATACTGCGTCTGCAATAAGTTCATCAGCAATCTGATTTGCTATTTTCCCGGTGTTTTTTCTTGGACTAGCTACGTCGTATGAAGCCTTAGCATCAACATAAGTCTGCCCCTTTAATCTATTAAAGGTATTACCAAAAAGACCATCAACACCATCCTCAAAATCAAATGGTTTACCGGGGGTATCACTGAAAGCTGTACCTTGAAGGTTATTTTGAAAAACAGAGATTATATTTTCAAAAAGATTCCCCCTCGAAGCGGAATTTATACTAGAAATAAATTCTGCTGAAGCCTCTTCGGATACACCCGTTATGCCTTGCACACCAAAAACTGATGCGGCATTTTGTGCTGCGACATTGGTTCCAGCAATTAGTCCTGTATCTATAGCAGCTTGTAATTGTTTGCTATTTTCTTCACTAACGCCCTGTCTTGCTCCAGTCCTAGCTTTAGGGGTAATTAATCTTTTAAAAGCCTCTTTCCTATTTCCATCGACTGTATAACCAGCCTTCGCCAGTTTATCCTGCAACACAGATGAATTAACATCATAAGTCGAAGATGCCACAGATGCCTTATCCGTTTCGAGAATTGCAAATCCAATTGCAGGACTCTTGTTTTCCCCAAGGACATCAGAAAGAGGTATTCTACCACCACCGGCAAATCTATTCTCATTCATTGCCTGTAGCGTGCCAGCACCCATCTTCGCGGCACTGCTTTTCTTTATTACAAATTCGCCCGGAGTAAGCATTGCTGGAACAGTGTCTCTATTGCCAGAGCCGGGAACAAAACCACCTCTAGCAAACCCAAGAATTTCACCACCGGCATTTCTGGCTTGAGGTCCAGCACCACGCAGGGCAGCACCAGCACCGCCAATAAAACGAGAAATCCCAGCCGTAAACCTAACGGCAGCAAAAGCAGTTATAAGTGGGAGTAGTGGCTTGATAGCATCGGCCACCTTGATAAACGCACTAGCCAGCCCTAAAGCTATAGAGGTAAATGTTCTAAAAGAGCCGGTGTCCGTAATGCCACGAATCAAAGCTAAGAATTCTTCTCTAACTTTTGCTATTTGGACCGAAAGACTTTGCTGTGCAGTTTCGGCATCTTTACTTAAAGAGTTGGTACCCTTTAATGCTGCCTGATAAGCGTCTTGTGCTAATGCACTTTGCTGTAAAAGAGGGATAACCTTACCAATCTGACGGAATCCACCAAGCTCTTCAGCAATTTGAATAAACTTTAAATCACCTTGCTCAAGTGAACCAAAAGCCTCACCAAGTCTTTTAGCCGCTTCAAATGGGCCAACAAACTTACCGTTTAGGTCAGTAAGATTAACACCAAGCTCTTCAAGGTATGCAATTGTAGAAGGACGCTGAATTCTTGTCAAGATGGTTCTAAGACCAGTAGCAATCGACTCGGCAGATTCACGGGTAGTTGCACGAATAGAAGTGAAAAGCCCCAAGAACTCTTCTAGTGTACCACCGGCAGATTTAAACACACCACCGGTACGACGAATAGCGTCAATCAAGTCACCAGATTCAACAGCGAATTGACCAGCAACAGCATTGATAGAACCAAGCTGTGCCTCAAGTGCGGAAGCACCCTGTCCAAACTGCGAGAAAATAGCAATAGCACCTTCTGCCGTCTTGTTGATATCATCAAACGTCGGAGCAAGCTCTGTTTTCGCCAAAGCCGTAAGTGCGGCCTGTAAATCATTAGCTTTAAAACCAGCCTGAGAAAGAATTCTAGCTGTGCCCAAGAGTGTAGAACTTGCAACGCCAAGGGTGGTAGAAAGCTCAGTAATTGTACTAGTGAGCCCCCGAAGGTCTTTTAACGTCTTGCCAGTAACCTGAGAGATTTTGATTAGCTCTCGCTCAAATGCAATAGCTTCATCAACAGCCTTAGACAGATTATTTGTAAGCAGACTTACAGCCCTACTTGCCACTGTAAAAGCAGCAAATCTTCTGGTTGCAAGACCAAAGCTACGACCAAGTGCATCAGCCGCACCGGTCGCACGCTCCGTCTCTCTTCTTACATTCTCAACAGCTCGCTCTGCTTGGCGGGCACCTCTAACCTCGACAGGAATCTCAACCCCGCCCGAACTTCTAAGCTCACGACGAATTTGATCTATTACGTTTCTTGTGTTTGTTGGTGCAGCAAGCTGTAATTGTGCAGTCAATACGAATCTAGACATAATAATCCCTTAGAGTTGTTATAACTACACTATCCAATTTTAGCTTTCCGTTGTTTGTGGTTCTTCTGCTTTTTTTCTGGTTCTTCTGGCCGGTTTTTTAATTACGAGATCATTTTCATACTCAACTAACTCATAGTTACCGTCTTCAGTAATTCTGTTTCCATCTCTATCGACCCTTTTGCCATCGTCATCTAATAGATAGCCCTGCTCGTCAATTCTATGACCATTAATGTCAATCAAGTGACCTGTATTTGGATCAATCAAACTGAGCTTATCATCAACCAGTCCGTACTTTTTAAGGAAAAGATTTTCAGGAAGATTTTCTTCAAAGCTCACATCTATATTATACACCATCTCGGCCAAAATTTGTGCCGCAGCAAATGCGACTTCATCCGCACTTTTACTATTATAATCTTTAAAGTCTTTATAAATCCTTCTACCGTCTTTATAGAATGTAGAATGAGCAACAAGAAAGTCAAATCTTGCATTATCTGCTAGGTTTTCAGCAGAATTCTCTTCAAGTGAAATTCTCTCTGCGATTAAGTCTCTAAGTTCTAATCTTAATTGTCTAATTTTAATAGCTAGATTTCTACCGTCAGAAAGTTTAGGCTTTTTCTTTTTATCGCCACCGCTATACAGTTCTTTCTCTAGCCTAACAATTTCTCTAGTGATGTAAATTTCAGCGTCGGACTTTTCTTTTGCCCAACTGCCGTTTTCCATGTTCATTTTGACGAGCTGTTTTTTTGTTGGTATGCCATCGTTACAGCAGTCAGTCCATGTTTTAGTTCTGAACCTATCTGCCAATCTGACAGTCTCGTTTGAAGGTCTAACAACATAAAACTCGATTTCTTGCCCGTTTACAGTAATCGTCCTATCTACCCTATTACTCATCTTATTTCTCCTCCGTTTTCTTAACTGGAATTTCCACAGAATATCTTAGCCATTTTACTTCATACTGAGATAATTCAGCATCTATATTTCTAGACTGAGAATTTCCTTTATCCAAAATCTCTGATCTAACTTTTTGAAACAAATCATACATCAACTTTTGCTCTGGCGTAAGCCCTTCAGCGTCAGAAGCCCACAAGAATGAAAAATGCTCTTCTATTGAAGATAATGCACCTATCATGGTGGTTTCAACTTTCTTTTTTAATATCTTAGAAAGTCTAGAGCGAGAGTCAGTTTTGTACTTATCCTCCCTTACAGACTTGTATTCTGATTGCTTGCGAATCAGTTTATCAAAACCGTCGTTCATTTTTATTTCCCTCCAAATCTTCCTTTAAATTGTTCGTTCTGAATATTTGAAACTCTGATCTTTTGATCTTTAAAGTCTAAGTCTCTAGCCTCGCCCCGCGATGCTAAGACCGACATTCTTTGTTCTTTTATTTTTTTAGACCCATAAGAATTCATATCATTAATATCTTGAGCGTCCTTTTTATTATCTGTAAATATAAACACCTCGTCGGATTGTGAAATCTTAGAATTACTCAATTTTGTCTCCAGTTCTGACTGAGATTTTTCTGATTCAGCCTTACGCCTTTGTAAGATCATCCAGCCGTCCAGCATATCGTCATCTTCGATAACAGACTTGGGTGGACAATCCATTGATTCCTGCACATTATCATACATTTGCGACCAAACCAGAATATTTTTTTGGTCTATTGTTAATTGCTCTTTATTTTTAAATAATACCCCTTGACTTCTTAACGCCCAAAATGAACCCCAAGGCTCTGTCCTTGCAAGCTCACGAACTTGATGTTCTCTAAGTATTTTAGAAATCCATGTAAAGTATAATTGAAAAGAATTGTCATTAGGGAACCTGTAAGGTTTGCCATCAACAATCGAGCACCATTCAAACATGGTGACATTCTTATCATTTAATGCTATACCCTCACATGTATTAGAAAAATATTCTTCTTTTTCTTTACCAAGCTCGCGTCTAAATGTCTTAGCTCCACTGATTAATTTTCTGATTTTTTCCCTATCTGCTTCCTTTGATCTATTCTGAAACAGCTCGACTTTGAATGACTCTATATCTTTTTCAGTTTTATCAAACTGATTTTGCTTTTCTTCTGACCATAAACCTTTTTCAATCATCCATTCTAGCATTTCATCTTCTGTTAAGAATCCATCAGCTAGACAACGATTGTACGAATCCATGAACACTTCGTTTGATTCATACTCTTGCTCTATTGTTGGTGGAACAATTTTAATCTTTGTTTCACCGTCATTTATAATATAGAAGCCAGTTCTAAGTCTTGATATAAAATACTCCCGCTCATAAGGACTCATACGAATTCTCACGACAACGGGAGTATGTTATTTTATTCATATATTTCCTTCCATAACCCCCAACCCTACTCGCTATCCTGTTCGCTAACGCAGAGTCGGGGTTTTCCAAATAATAATTAAACTATTAGTCGTTCTGACCACCGGTTAATAAGTTAGGTGGGAAAGTACCCTGACCAATGTCAGCAGCACCATCATTTAGCCAGTTAAAGCCAACATAGCCATTTCGTCTATGTTGAACATCAAGGGCGTTAAAGTTAGTGTAACTATAAGTACAGCTTGCATTACCACCGCCAGCATCACCCCCACCGTAGGAAACAGAGCTAATCTTGTTCTTGTTGCCTAAATCCCAAGCGTAACCAGCTCTTGTGAGAATAAAGATTGGGTCATTGGTTAGGTTATTACCAGAGTCGATAGTTGCGTTGAGGTCTGGATCACCAGTTTCATATGCATCAATAAAGTCACCAGAAGCTGTAATGGCTTCGATTTCACAAGTAACTTCGACTGGGAAGTTAGCAGGACGATAGTAAGGGGTCTTTCTGCCGAGTTCTAAAATATCGTCACGCGAAAAGTCGGTGCTAATTGAAATACTTTGAATATGAATCCTTGGTGATCCGTTACTATCGAGAGCGTTGGAGTATCCACTACCAACAACACCGTCAATTGATACTGGTAAAATCGAACCAGACAATAGAACGTCTTCTCGTCTTTGAATACCACCAGAAGCTGAACCCGTTACGCCTTGTGCTAATGGTGCGTCGTTACCATCAAACGCATCAACAGCTGCTGCAATGATTTTAGTATTGCTAGTACCTCTTAGCCATCTTTTATTGTTTCCAACAAGAGTAACAGATTCTGTCATGCTACCTTCACTTGGAATTGAATATGAGATACTTGAAATGAACATTCCAGAGCACTCAACTTCAACCTCGGCGTTAGCACTGCCCTGATCTACATTATTAAATTCTTCTGGGAAGATACCAAGTCTAAGAGTACATTTTTCTTTTGATCTAGCAGCTAGTCCGCTGGCGGCAGTTGCTCCGACCCCACTACTTGCCATATGATAAATCAACGGATAGCCATCCAAAACCTTTTCGAGAGTAACCTCAATATCTGGAGTGCCCTCGATGTTTTCATAGATTTCGATCTGACCAAGTTCAAAAGCCTGCTCAAGATTAAAGTTGGTGGTGATACCAATGCTTTGTAGGCCGTGGATCATGTTACTATCGGTTAGAGCGGCAACATTGCCGTCATTTTCTAGACTGACCGCTTGACATGCATAGAAAATTCTTTGATTTGTACTCATTTGGAATCTCTCCTGTTCATGGAAAAAATATTTTTTCTAGTAAATTATACACAAAAACCTTAAATATTTGATTTTATCAACTCTGCTGTCATTCTCACTGTACCGCCATAAAGTTCAGATTGTGGTATAAACATATCTGAAATATTAGCTTTTGTTAATCTTATTCTAGACCCTCTAGAGTAGTCGTTGATAAGCTCTGGATACTGTAAGGCACTTGGAACCGGAGTTCCATTTTGGTCTAAAGGATAGGCACCACTACTGTCAATCATGTTACTATCAGGAATAAAAATATTTTTATCATTCTGATTAGAAACTATGTCAAGTAGTAAATTTCTAGTATATTCGTCCTCTGCTATACAGTGGAAAATAATATCTGAATATACCCATTGACCACCACCAAGTTGATATCCTTTAAACCTTCTTTGTGGCACAGCCTCTATAGCGATTGCTGGTAATTGGAGTCTACTCTCTGGGGGCATATCCCAAGCACCCTCGCTAACGCCAAGAAAATTGGCTGTTGGCTGCATCGTTCTTTTCTGCGTCTCTCTAAGCCAAGGCATATTATTGGCGTAAACAACATTTATGTATTTGTAACTAAACTCAGCTTGGACCGTTGATCCAGTTGGTATTGGACTGTCGAAAACAACCCTACCATTAAAATAATCGACATAGTGAGCATAAGTCCCCTCTCCAGAAGTAGGTTGAAAATTGCCATTTACATAGACACCGCTAATTCCGGGATAATTTTTATTAGTGCCGACATTTGGTGGCGTTTTCCCGTCTGGTGTCAATCCGCTTTGCCAGACCCAGTTACCTCTAAACCCTTCCCAAACTTGACCTGAAACGTACTGGTCATTCGAGGAAAGTCTTAATCTGCTATAATCTTCTCCGTTCGGGGCTGTTTCACCAAAATCAACATTGTAATAATTACCCTTATCTAATAGGGCATAGTCAAAATACTCAATCAACCCATCTTGCATAAGATTGGTTACTGTAGCATCATTTATGCTATTAAAACCTTTAAGTGGTGAAAAAGTATACATTACTCAAGTAATCCTTGTAAGATTGGCGTTATCTCTCTTTCCCGATTGCTTAATGCCCTAGTAACAAAATTGTCATCTGTAGTACCTTGGAATAGCGGAGGAACTCTCCATCCACCCCCAGCGTTCATCGTACCACCACCAGATCGCCCCCCTATCTCTGGAACATAACTATAATTTGTGATAATAACTTTGCCACCAGCTGTTAATAACCAGTCAAGCCAAGCGAGGTTTGTTTGACCAGCGGCTGTAACAACGACCCCTTGTGGTAAGGCCAATAAATTTCTAAAATCGTTTGGTTGAAAATTAAATACTATGTAACCTCTAAGTCTTTTGTCTATTCTACCTACTTCTACCTCAATACTGCTAACTATAGCCTGAATAATAGCATCAGTAGCGGACGATGCGGTTCCGGGCCGCAATCCAAATTGAGCATTTAAACTACCCTGCTGACCATCACTCTCTAGAGAAACTATCTCATCTGCACTTCTAATCCACTCAGGAATACGAGCCTGAAGTCTTTTTTGCACTCTTTCTCTATTGCTATTAATTTTACCTGAAATATAATTAGCTATTGCTAGATACATTTCTTTCTCTATCTTTTTGTTGGATTCTAATATCTTCAGTCCAACTCTAGCCATTATGCACGCTCCCAAAAACATCCAAAGTATCTATTTTGTCTAAGACCCATTGGAAAAGGCTCTCCCAATCTGGAAAACCTAAACTCTCTTTGGTCTTTAATTTCTTTATGGGCTATGAGATATTTTGCCCTCACAATCTTATCTAAGTCTGATGCGAAAAAGATCGTCTGAATACTATTATCTGGAATGACAATATTACCGCCAACCTTTGTCCAATTCCTGCTATCCCAGTAAACTTTTAGTTTTACGTCTTCAAACTTTTCGACCTCTTTGTAAACCTTGTTTTCTCTTCTGTATCCATCACCCTTTTGACGGTGAGCATTGATGCTTTTTCTGGACGGAAGATTATCGTAGGTATTAGAAATTTCTTCTACCTTCTCTATGTAAACAAGTTGACATACAACACCAAAAATATCATTGATAGTGGAATCAATAATATCGTAGTATTTGTCGAATACTGACTCTGGAATATTAATTGGCATCTTATACCTTTATATTAGGAAGCCCCGCCGCCATAATGCTCATCGAATCTAGTGTCTAACCTCGACTGAATAGTTCCAGAAGGCACAAACTGATTTACATCAGGATTTCTTTCTTGGTTATTCTGACCAGTCTCGAAAACTAGCGTGACGATAGAGCCATTTTGTATTCCCGCAGCTGCGGTGGTTACTGGCCTTATTACATCAGACATTATTTTTCTCCAATTTAATTACTCTCTTAGTTAAAATTAAGGAAGGAAGCCAAGTTCTAGGTATCTCCAAGTTAAAGCACCGCCATCCTGAACAAGAATTGCAATTCCAGTATTTGAAACTGTCTCATAAAGTGCTATCTGTCCAGCCGTAGCTCTTGGTATTACACTTCCACCAGTGGTAAGAATCTCGTTACCAGATTTGCTATTAGCCACTTGAACAAGTAGCTGTCCATTTTTATTAATAATATTTGTATCAAAGTAGGTCGCACCGTACAGGCTTTTTGTTTTCATCAATGATGAAGATTGACTACTTAGTGGTCTTAGGTAAAGTGCGGATTTTGTAGTGCTGTGAGGTGTTAGATTGAGTGCGGCAGTATTTAAAGTTCCAAATAAAGACTGATCCTTATCATTAACCAGACTATAACCGATATGAAGATAGGAATCTTCGATGCCGAGAATGTTGTCTCCAATCACAAGCAAATCATCTCTATCGTGGTCGGCCTTGAGATTATCTGTTGCAACATTTCCCTTATGAATCATAATAGAATTTGAGCCGACTCTTCCTCGTCCAGCGTCTTGACCTATGTAAATATTATAAGCCGAGTCGCCGGAAGCGTTTAACCCTGCGTTTGCACCTATATAAATTTCGTTTTGACCAGAAGCAGACTCTCTACCAGCATCCCAACCAACCATAACACATCGGTAATTATTGTTTGAATAACTTCCCGCTTCGTCGCCTAAGATTACAGATTGGGAATTATTTTCAGCGGTATAGCCTGCATAGCCGCCGATATTTATTGCGTTCGTACAGTTGTCTGAAAAGCTTCCGGCTCTCCATCCAATATTAACAGAGTCGTTAATGCCAGAAGCATTTCTTCCGGCATACCAACCAATTGATATTGAGCGTGGACTTTCAATTAAAGTTTCACCAGCTCGCGAACCAATACACACGGCTTGGGTGGATGATTCGATATTGCTGCCCGCACGTCCTCCAACAAACACGCCGTCCGTTGCGTTCCAACCGCCAGAACCAGCCGCATTTCCCACGGCTACCACGTTTCCGTAGTTGGCAGCATCACCGCTGCTAAAAGCTCCAGCTCTACTACCTATAAGAACATTATTAGAACCCGCCCACGGCCCACTGTAAACATCCGGGCCACAGTACGAGTTTTGACCAGCACCACTCCCGATCACAACGCTACCGTCTAAGTCAACAGAGCCACTACCCGCCGACTCTCCAACAATTACCGAATTACTATTACCACCAAAGAATTCATAACCATCTTCTGTTTGAATAATAACGCTATTATTGTCGTTAAGATTCAATCTAGCGAGTGAACCAGAACCTTGTGGGTCAAGAATCAAATGGTCGTCTTGGAAGATAATACCACTTGTACCCTTGGTGCCGCCACCAAGTCCAAGTCTTCCAAACTCACCAGATGCCCACTCAGAGATACCGCTAATAGCAAGTCCACTGGCTGTATTTTCTAAAATCTGGCTGTAGTTCCCTTCGCCAGACGCTTTGCTCCAGTATTCTTCGGTAAATCCTAGAACAAAAACGCCGCTCTCATTTGTTCCATCTGAGCGGTTCTCAAAGTCAATATTAATACCGCTAACACCGGAGATAGCAAGAACGGAATCATTAACCATTGATTTTGGCGTATTGTTTTGTCCACCATTTCCACTAGCTACAGCATTAAATGCGTAGGTAATGGTTGGGTCATAACCAATAACAAAAATACCAGACCGTTGACCACCAGCGTATCTAGTTTCAAAATCAACGTGAACACCGCTAACGCCAGAAAGTAAAACTATGTCACCCTGATTGATCGTTGCGGGGTCATTATTGTTTGCGTCGTAACCACTAGCACCAACATCAAATGTATAAAGAGAATTGGTTATCTGTGGCTGAAGAACACCGGACAATTCACCGGCTGAGATTTGCAAATATCTACCAATCTGGTCTATCGTAACACCACTAACACCACTAATTGTAACAGTTTGATCTGTGGTAATATTTTGCCCAACAGACGCACCTAGCTGGTCGTTGCTAAGATACCAACTGGTTCCGCCAGCAGTGTCTACCTGTGATCCATTCCAGAATAATGTACCGCCGTCATTATAAAGTTTATTAGTAATGTCTTGAGGGACGATATCGTTAAACAAAACACCGCCACTAGGATTTACACAGCCACTAGTGATGACATCGCCACTATTGTTAATATGGAAGAATGTAGTAGCATCACCGGATTGTAGGGCGAAGTAAGGTTCCGACCCACCAGAGCCAACATGACGAACAAGTAGTCCGATTTCTTCTGCGTTATCTGGGCGAACCTCAAGGGTTGCATCTGGAGAAGCGTCAGTTGGAGCACCAACCTTTACTCTACCCTGATAAATATCACCAACAATGGTATTGCCGATATTAAGTTTGCCACTAGCTTCATTTGTTAAGAAACTGAGAGATGAACCAGAAGCGATAATCTCAATGTTCTCATTACCAGATAGTGAAGCACCGGCATTAGCACCAAAGTAAATATTGAAATTGCCACTAGCTTGTGATCCAGCAGATGTTCCAACCGCAACAGTGTCACCAAGCTCTAGTCCAGACTGGGCAGCCGCACGACCGATAGCAACAACATCGTCTAGTGTCTCAGCGTATCTAGCAGAATGTTGACCTACAGCTACAACATTTGTCAAGCCAGACGCTTCGTTTGCCGCAAGATTGCCAACAGCAGAAACTTGCGAAAGATTGAAGGAGCCGCTCGCAGCTGACTCACCAACAACTTGGGCGTTTGATACGGTTTGTGAACCCCTGAGAGCATTTTTACCAGCAGCTACAACATCTGTGACACCGGAAGCGTTCGCTAATACATTCCAGCCCATAGCCACAACGGATTCAGCTTCTTCTAATCCACTACCAGCGAAAGGACCAGCGATAAAGCTCTGATCTACCTGAGAAGCTCCCCAAGCAGCACCAGAGCCAATAGCCGTAATATTGTATAATCCACTAGCACTTTCAGCGGATTGAGAGCCAATTCCAATGATGGAATCTGTATATCTAGTGAGTTGACCAGCGTTTCTACCAATTACAATAACTTTGTCAGAATCTTTTAGGTTGTTACCGGCACCACTACCGACAATAACACCATCTTCTACGCCACTAGCATTAGCACCGGCATTATAGCCAATATTTACAACGAATAGATTATCAAGATAAGTACCGGCATTTTCGCCAATTCTGATAATGTCGTCAGTAAATAATACTTGGTCAAAATATCCAGACTGTGCAGCCATATCACCGCTAACGTGCAGTACATACTCTGGAACCAAATATCCATCGGTCACGCCATTAATACCGAGACGATTATTATTAGCGTCATAATATAGACCACTATCATAAGTTATTTCGCCACTAGCTCTATATACTGCGATCTGACCAACAACAAAAGGATATTCTGAATTTGAACCAATACCGACATTGTTCTGAGAAACAAATGGTAAATCAGCAACGATAGGGTCTAAGTCACTTGCTACCAATTCTCTGAACACGGGGTAGTCATCAACGCATCCACACTCGCCAGATGGACCAATAAAGAAAGTTCTAGGAAGCTGCTTTTGGAACATGATCCCTTGGTCTACCACGCCGCTCAGTTCAAACACAGCGTCCGTACCAGTCTCATTATTTAATACATTTCTAAGAAATGGCTCTAGCTGACGACCACCAGAGAATGAACCAGCAACACCAGAGAATAAAATACCTGAACCACCATCAACAAAACCGGAAGCTCTAACTACTGAGTAGTCGATATTCCCACCAACATCAATGGCATAAGTAGGGTTATGCTTGCGGAAGCCAAGTGCATCTGCTACATTGTCCCAAGACATGCCAGATGCATAATTAATAATTTGTCCATTTTCCCAGAACGCAATACCACTTCTCTGTGGTTCTTTAACACTTGGGTCTATACCGTAAGCGTTGTATACAGCCGTCTTGCCCGGATATGTTACAAATACCTCTTTTACTCCATCGTTGACAAAGCTAACTGGATTCCCAGACGCATTAAAATCAACACCGCTTAATCCAGAGTGAGAAGGTTCGGCAGCACCGAAATACTCAGGAACATAATAAAAAGTTTGCCCCGGAAATTCATCGAACGAGATTCCGCTGACATCACTAAATGGCCCATCAGTAAGGCCAACACCGCTGACCGCTGCGGACCTCGACAGCCATAACGGATGAAAATATCCATTCTGACCATCAGTAGGGCCGCGATTACTTGTACCGTCCACATAGTATGGACCAATATTTAAATTAGAACTTCTAATAACATTTCGAGTAAGAACTCTTGACGAGCCGCTTTTTTCATAAATACCAGAGCCAATTTCATACTTATCATTATCAGTAACAGCGTAGAATACTAAATCGCCAGACGCAAAAATATCATCAAATCCACTGAAGCCAGCAGCCGCACCTTCAAGCTGAAGCGGGCCAGTACCAACAGTATAAGATATTTCTTTTACTCTATCTGCCAAGAAGAAGTTTAACATTATTTTTTCCTATAGATTAAAACGTCGGTGCTGATGATTCATCAATCATAGTAGGAACAGTACCAGAAGATTCTCCGGGGCTATAGCCGTATGCGACAAACGTGCAAATTTTACCGTCAACATATTGACCAGCCTCATCCTGAATTACATAAGTGACCGATCTAAGCATGTTCCCGTCATCTCCAGATCGTGCAATGCAGGCTACAGAATTTACATCCATATCCAGCAAATTACCACTAGAGGTTGTTCCGTTGGAAGTGCCCATCGCTACAAAGAAATTATTTTCAAAAGTACCAGAACTAAAGGTGATTTTTAGTTTGCCAGCTTCGCCCTTTCTAGCAATACTGTCAATATTGTGCCAACCGTAGATTTCTGGGACATTGCCATTACCACTAGCACTAAAGAAAGCCCAAGCCTTAGCAACGCCCTTCGCATTTTCTAAAATAGAATTATCAGTATTTGCCCATCTCATCGTTCCAGAAACATAAATTTCTTGCTCTGTAGCTGATGGGTTAGTTTGAACAAATTTAAAGCCAACATCGTCGATACCAGATGTGTTAATCCAAACATCTGCTGTTTCCATGTTGCCAGTCAGTGCGTTAGACCCAGCTCTAGGGGCATCTTTGCCCGCCCTGTGATAATATTGGGTGTGAACATCACCAGCATCTAAATTGTCTAAGATATTGTGGTCGATATTCTCTTCGCCAAGCCAAGGGCGATCCTGCCGCTTGGTGGAATTAACCGGTGCGTTTGGGAAGAAAAGTCCAGACTCAAGAACCAAGTCGCCATTTGTGGCGGTTGTGCTTGAAGAACTGACAGCATCAACATTGCTAACCTTTACTATATTAAAGAATGGAAACTCAGTCTCAGTGTCTCCACTCGCTACAATTTTATTTATGGAAAATGCAATGTCTTCCATGTTATGACGAATGTCATATGCGGAAATAAGACCAGCATTATTGTCTGCTAAGTCAGCCTGAATACTCGTAATGATTTCGCCTGAATTTAATTGATTAGGCATTGTTTAATTCTCCTGTTAATAATCGAAATATCCACCGGCTCTGTGACCGCCGTGACTGTTCCTCGACACATAATCTGAGCCGGGGCTATAAGGACCAAGGATTGCTTGACCAGCTATGCTGCTTCCAGCTCTATAATCAAGTTCTGCTTTTTCATACTTTTCACACAAATCTTTATAAAGAACGGTGAGTGTTTGAGTAACCCCACGCAAATCTATCGCTGATGGACCATCTTTGATAGAAATGGCGTTTCCAGACTCACTTCTTATCTGACTTCCTATTATTATACACGCTGCACGCAAACAAACCAAAGTTATGAAAGAGTAATCTTCATTATCTGAATTTGTTGGGTCAGGGTCTAGTGTGCAATTCTCAACATTCACATTATAAGACTGGCTATACTCAATACTCATTTGAGATAATTGAGCTGCTACGAGTATGGTTGTCTCTATTCTATGGTCCGAAAAAGTATAATTGTCAGGGTCTACATCGCTGATTAGGTATCTAACAATAGTTCCCATTTGACCTTGCCACGACATGATTTAACCCCTATAAGTTACAATGAACTTTGAAAGTAGCGGTACTGGTATAATAACTTCCAGAAGGAAGAACTACCTTACCTTGAATTTTGTAATTGCCTGCCCTGTCTAAATCCCCAGCGACTGTAATATAGTACATTTTTCCATCTGTGCCATCTGTCTCTAGAACGCCAGTTCTAGTCAATATCGTACCGTCTGGTTTTTTAATGTAAATAGACAAGCTAGATGCAGAAGATATGTCTACAATGCTACCGTCATCAGTCACCGTGATGAGCAGCTTTGTGCCAATATCTCCTTCATGAATTTCACTAGCCATGTTTCACCTTTAGGATAAATTCCAAGTATTGTCGTCGTCTATACGCAAAGTAAATTCTTGCTGTTGTTCTAATTCTAACAAATTACTTACTTCTCTAACTATAGTTACACTAAAAGAAGGGTTTTCGCAGATATAGAGACTAAAACTTTTTGTTCCGTCTATATCACCAGTTATCTCAAAAAACTCATCAATAGTAAACTCGTAGCCAAATTCTTCACCGCTAGACTCCTGTTGTGGAGATGTAGAGATCGGCAATTCTGACCAAGATGACCCAGCGTAAAGCATTTTCTATCTTTTCAAGTTTATATTGTATAATTGAGTTATTTCAAAATTCCCCAGCTCTTCAAGTGTCTTTATTTCTAAGTTTTCTATTTCGTGTATCGCTTCTATTTCAACCCCAACCTCATGAAGTCGGTCAATAATAAGGCCAAAATCAAGGGTTGGGTATCTTTCTATTAAATCCTTTAACGTAACACCGTACCAACCGTGAGTCGATACAGATGTTAATAAATCTAACTCATAAGTGCTTTCATCTGTAAACCAACCAAAAGTCGATACAGATGTTAGCTCGGTAGTCATGATCTATTTCTCTCGTTGCCAGATTTAGTTAATGTATAAAGTATTGTACTATTGTCTTGTGCGTAAAATTCAAATACGCCCGTCCCATTTTCTACTATTCTCCCCTGTGCCATTGAGAGAATTATGTTCATTATGTCTCCAAATGGTACTCCATCATAATTTGTTGAGTTAAGTTGCGTTATAACGTCTGCTGGTAAGGCACCAGAAATAGACGCTAAATCATTCTGTATTGTCGTAGTTTGGTTTGAAATATCTGTCTGTAATGTAGTAGTCTGGTTGTTTATGTTAGTAGTTGTCGCTATACCGGCTGTAATCAAATCTCCGGTGTCAATCGAAACTGAGTCAACAAGGTTTGAAAATTGCTGTCTCGCCACTCTAGCTCCAACCGTAGTAACAAATGGGCTATCAAAGTTATCAGAAAATAAGTTACCTGTAAAAACAGTGCTGTCTGATACTAAAATATTCCAGTTATTAATGGTAAAAAATGTCGATCCAAGAAAGTTTCCACCAACCGTAGCGTCACCACCCACCGAACGCATAGCTGGTAAAAATTTCAAATGATCTCTTTGTAGTGCCCACTCCTTCCAGTCTGAATATAAATCTATTTTTACCTCAACATCTAATTCATTAGGATTAATAATAATTTGCCTATTGACCCCATCAAATGTAACCTTATGATATAAGGCCCATAAGTCTTGATTTTGAGGCCAACTGTGGTGAAACATTAGTATACCATTTCGTCATAGTTTATTGCTGAGAAAAAGTCGCCACTAGCACCGGGCGTGATGGCTTCTACCGTTATTGCAATCTCAGGTCTTGTGGTTTGATCGGAAAGCGTAGTTGTTAGAATACTGTACTGGGCGGTCTCGTCAAAATTGTTAAAGCGGTGGTCATAATCATCGCCGCCCTTGACTGGTGCAGCATACTGGACAGTACCAGAACTAGCAGGAGCACCACCTAAGAATCCGGTCACACCACAGTTGTATTCCGTTGCAGATGTACTTGATTGCGTTTGCCAAGTACCACCCTGAGTAAAACTCAGCCCTCTTAATCTAATATTGTATAGACCACTAGAAGTTGCTGGGTCTGATACAATGTGTATCTCACTTGGTGTTGTTATAGCGTGATTAATCAGCCCATTTAAAAGCTCTTTTGATCTAATCGTCATCAAAACTTTTTCGCCCTCACCATAGGTTACAGATTGGGTGCTCGCACAAGACGATCCAAAGGTTGTAAATTGCCTTTTTATTTTCCCGACGATCTGAACAACGCAGCAGATAGCTTTCATCTCGCTAGAGGAGCCAGCTGTGTCTGTATTCTCAATCTCATACCTAACCGGCAAGGTGCCGGTCTTCATATACGCAGTAACTTGGTTGTTTGGGTTTTCAATCGTATGGGCGGTAATTTTGGCTCCATTGTCAGCGTAAACACCAAATCTACAAATACCAACGCCTAACCATTGAAAGTCAATCCAGTAAAGGTTTGTTTTTGAAACATCTAGGTTGAAATTTTCTGTGCCATCTAAACTATCTCCGTTCCAGCTTGCTTGTGCAACCCTAGTGTCTACAGGCGATCCAGTTGTACTAGAGCGTACAACAACATACAACGTAGTACCATCTAATTCCCAAAATAAACCATCATTCTCATCAAAATATCCCCAGCGTCTACGAACATTTGCTTTTCCAGTGTCGCCCAAAGCAAGCGTCTGCATGATTTTACTCATGGTTCCCGGCTGGTATGGATGATAAAGATGAGATTGTCTTGTTACTTTATCGCCACTGGATGTACCGTTAGTATCTAATAAAATAGCTCTTTCATCTGAAAGATATGTTATTGTAGCCGCACCAGTTTCTACATCATAAAATTCGCCCGATTTTTCATCGTAAGCATATACGTATTGACGAGAAGTTTCCGGTGCTTCTACTACAAGACCGCCAAAACTACTTAGTGCAGGAGAACCCTCATCGAATCTGGTGTAAACGTCACCATATTCACCGATTCTCATGGTTCTATCTAGGTCATCTCTATCTACAATTACTGATTTTTGATAGTAAATTTGTTCTAAATCCGCATCAGCCGCAATCGTGGCATATGTTGTAGCACCGATTCTGATATCGTCACCCTGAATAAAAGTTCCGGTGAGAGAATCTAAATTACAGTATAATTCTACTTCACCGGCAGCAAGACCTTCGGTGTGAATACCAACGATTTTTGCTGTAGCACCAGACAAAGAGCCAGTTATAGTTGTTTCCCTATCAAGTCTATTTACCGAGGGGTCATAACTATCACATCTAATTATTAGTCTTGGGGCAGCAGCAGATCGTTTGCCGGTGCTGTCGGGCGGTAGCCGAACAAACCCCGCTTCATTATATGCCATATAACTGATCCTAAAATATTATTGATAGTAGTTTATAAAGGCCCGCCCCCAAGGTGAGGGCGAGCTAAAAATAACAAGCAATCTAAATTACGAAGGATTGCTATAGTTTCTTTCAAGACCAGCAACGAGCGACACGTTTACAACGTTGTCTTCCGTTAGTGTACTCTGTGCTGCCACGTATTGACCTGTATCATCCGTAATACAAACAACAGTGATAGCCCTGTCGGTACTTCCACCAGCCGTATAGTCATAAACAAAGTCTTTAGGTGAAGATGATTGATCTTCTGCGACCATGTTTTGACTATTTTCGTCAGTAACGATAGAAGCACCAGAAGTACCAAACTCGTCACCATTACCCGGATTTCCATCAGCATCGCTAAAGAATACAACAACCTTATTGGTGGAAGCACCAGTGATATTGTTGTTCAAAGCAATACGAAGAGTAACCAAGAATGGGAAGTTTCGGTTAGTATCGGTGCTATCTTGCTGAGTCAAGTTGTTTTTCTCAGCAGGATTAACATCGTCAATAACAAGGTTAAGAGTAGTACCGTTAGGTGAAGCAAACGTCATTAAGAGGTCAGTAATGTCACCACGAGAAGTTCCAGTACCACCATCAATATCAGTCGCTCGACGTAACTCTCTTTGTAGGAATTGGAAACACTGTGCTAGAGAACCATTGTTACCAAATAGTCTCCAGTTATAAGAGTATTCAACCCCACCAATGTCACGAATAAATCCATAACTTGTGTTAAGAGTTCCCGTTCCATCATCAGCACCATTAAATGTTGGTGATGTTCCATCTGTATTGACCACGGTAATGGTGGTCGATGTAACATCTATGATGATATAACTACCATCGTTATTTGACGTTCCGCTAACAGTAGCAGTTCCACCAACCTTGAAGTCTGTACCGCTAATAGAAGCATCAGTAATTGTAGCACCGCTGAAAGTATCAATACCACTAATAGCAGTTCCGTCAACTTTCTTGTACTGCAAGAACATTCCATCGTCAAGGACACGATAAGTCACAGAGTCACCAACGATTGTTGAAGTTCCAACCAAGTCTCGTGCTGAAACAGTTAGGGCGGTACTAGCTACAGACTCAACAATATAATAACCAATAGCATCAGTGTCGCCGTCTGTTGCTGTAACTTCGAGAATATTACCAGAAACAATAGCTCTATCACCAAGGGCATTATCGGTCGTAAAGGCTCTAGAAGCATCGGTAAGGGTTGCCTGAGCACCGCCAGTGGTGAAGGCAAAAGTACCAGCAACAGAACCAGAATCAACAGTAGCTGTCTTAGTTGTAAAGACAACAGATGTTCCACCGCCAGTGAAGTCTGCTGTACCACCACCAGTAATACCAGTAGGCTCAAAAAAGACTGTTAGTTGTGTATCGGAATCAATACTCTTGACTTCCATAAATCCACTATTTTCAATCTGAATTGAGTCTCCCGGCTGCAAGATGCAGTTGTCAAAGAAGGAAGCGTCACCAGCCAAGAATCCCGCACCAGCAGAGGTGAAGGTAAACGCACCATTCGCCAAAGATGCTCCAATAACGCCATTGCTTGCGGTATTAAAGGTTTCAACTTCTTGAATTTCATCAGTTGCGTCAGTTCCGTCACCGCCAAGTTGCCCATCTGTCAGAACAATAGCTGGATCAGAAGATTCAGATAGAGGGAATCGGTTGACAATAGTATTGATTGTTGTAACACCGATGTCAGCAATTTCAGACTGAGCATAAGATTGGCCTTTCGTTCTAACACGAAGAACGAGGTAGTCTCTGTTGTCAATCAATGGTGAAACAACCGCTGCTGAAGCTGATTCGTCAACGACGGTCTCACTAACAAATACACCACTAACACCAATATCTCCACCGGAAGCCTGAATAGTAAAGAAGCCGTTGTTACTTGAGCTTCTGCGAACTTGAATCAATTCACCAGAAGTAAATCCAAGTGCGAATAGGTCGGTTCCATTAGGTGCTCGAATAGAAGCTGGGCTAGATACAAACTGAATAGCACCATTCACGCCGCTAAGTGGGACTTTGTTTCCAGTTACAGAAGCACCACCGTTAGTTTCAAGAGTTCTAATAGCCTGATTCACAGGGCCGGTCAAAACGAAGTCTTGAGGGTCAGTAGTCGCACTGGTTTGCTGATAGTAAACCTGTGAAGTAGCACCAAGAGCACCCAGAGTAACAATAGATGGGTAGTTTTCAATGATGACACCCGACTCATTGATACTAGCCCATCCGCCAGTACGAATCAAGTTTCTTGGTGATTCATCTGAGAAATCTCCATCGCCAGAATCATTAGAAAACTCCCAGTTCGAGTTGGAAACACCACCAACCTCGAATTGCTCGGACGTAATAGAAACCATTGGGAAGGTATATTTAATCAAGTCTTCGCCAGAAGCACTTAGGCTGTTATTTCTCCACTCTTCTTTGAGGAAGGAGTAAAGTGCCTGCATGGTCACGCCGTCAGCCAAGGCTGGATAAGCAACATCACGAGTGCCGGTACTATAAACCTGATATGAAATTCCGCTACCACCAGTCTGAGAAATTGATCTATCTAATACTAGACCCGAAGTTCCAGCGACCTCAGAGATTTTATAGTGTCCAATAACACCGCCGTTACTAGATTCGTCAGAAACGACTGCGAGGATGTCATTTGCTGCAACACTAGCCGTACTAAAGTTTACAGAAGAGTCGATAAAAGTACCTTCAGTTGTCCCACTTCCGGTATTAGCTTGAATTCTAAAAGTTCCACTTCCGCGAAGCGAAATTGTCTTGTAAAGTGGATCAATAGCAACTTGAAACCTATCAAGTTGGTCAGGATCGTTGATAATAGTCATTTGAAATCTCCGTTTGAAGAAAAAACATGTTTTTTACGTAATTCCTGAAAAATGATCCTATTCCCAGTATTATACACAAATTAATAGTCTAGACCTTTTATAAGAGGTAAGTCTTTTCCTTCATTTTTTCTCTCTTCTTCCTTTTTTCTAGAATACCTCTCGCATTTTCCACAGTTATCACAAAGCACTGAAGAATTTGTAACATCCACAAAGCAGGGATCGTCAGTTTTAATCATCCTAAAACAATCTCGTGCTTGACACTTTTTGTCCTCTGTGGTTAATTTTGTCTCAAGCAAACCACATTGAATATTCATATTTTACTCCTAGTTAGGGTTTTCGTAATTTCTATCTTCTCTTTGTTGGACTGGAATTGACTGATTAGAGTTACTCAGAGTCAACCCGTCCAACCTAATAAATTCATAATCTAAGTGGTGAATTATTACATAAATATCTGTATCTGAGCCGCCATATTGGTAGCTATAGGAAAATGATGTCGAACTATTTTCCACCCCGGCGAGTTCTGTTCTATTTCCATCGTCTGTGTAAATCCTGACTTCTGTATTTGGCTGGAGACCAGTTAATGTGAAAGTATACTGAACTGGTGGAGTATAGGTCGTTCCGTCATTAGAGGTCATGAATGAAACACTACCATCACCACGATTCAACAACCAGAATCCATGATTTAAATTATTAAATGTTGTTCTGACTGTTTGATAAGAACCACCAACATTTGTGAATGGATTTGCCCATTGGTTAGCACCATCCTCAATTACAGAAAGGAAGTTTGGCTCTATAACGACATAGCCACCTCTAAGAGTGGTTCCGTCATTAGCGGTTGTGCATCTCTTCCTAACGTAAAATAAATCGTATTCAGCACCAGTTAGGTCAGCTTGCGGTGCCCAATCTAAAATTGGATTCCAGCCATAATTAAACTCGACACCAATGGCACCGGTAAAGCCATCATTGGTAGTTAGTGTGATTGTTTGCCAAGTTGATCCATCCCAATACTCCCAAACGTATTCTGAGTCACCAAGTCCACCTCCCGTTGCTGTTAAAAATATCGCAACATTATTAAATGGTGTAAGTGAACCCATGTAGAAGGCGTCGTTTACTACCGAGGTGTTAAACATATTAAATTCATCACTAAAGCCCGCAGAGCCATCGCCCTCCTCTCTTTTTTGAGCTTCCTTGGTCCAGTTTGTGAGAACGCCGCCATCATCTTGTACGCAGAAAGCACTTCTTGGGCTAGAAAGCTGTGCAGTCCAAGAGTTATAAACAGTATCTAAAGATAATCCAGAGCAATCAATAATATATTCAAAGTCTAAATCTAATGTTGTGTTATCAGCGAGTGCTGAAAATGTACCAATAGACCCATTCAATGTAGCGTTATTACCAATTGGGGTTACATAATCATCACCTAAAATTAGTATTCCGGTTTCTGCGGTCCCTTCATAGCCTAACACTGTGGCACTAGATACTCCCGCACCGACCTCTTCTCCTATAGTCGGTAATCCACCTGTGCCACCATCATAAGCTATTACCTGAAATGCATTAATACCCGCTTTTCTTAATACATCTGGGGGTCCATCTACAACGGCACCGCTTTGACTCGCGTTTGTTATAGCAACGTCTGCCGATAGCGTAATCGGAACAGATAGAGCCTGATCTACGGTAAGTGGAAGTAGTGCTGGCTGAAGTCCATAGTCGTAAACTTTAAGAAAATAACCAGAATTTTTAACTTCATTTAAAGCTGTTCCGCCATTATCGGTATAGGTATTGGTATTAATATCTTGCTCATAGATACCACTGATATCAGATAAACCAAAATATTGAGCTTCTTGCGTTCTGCCACTCTCAAAGATAGTATATGAAGCACCAGAAACGGGGTTGGCTGAAGCGTCAAGAATCTCACTGGTAAATGAATAAGCCTCTTTTACTGAGGCTGTGATGATTGTACCACTAAAGTAGATTTGCTCCTGTGTTGCCGTATCAATAGTCCAATTTGGATTTGTGAAAACCCACGTTTCAAAATTACCAACATTAACATTTCTTGAATTGTTAATAAAACTAATATTTCTAAGATTTGAAATTGATATAGAGCCAGCGGCAGGATTAACGAAACCACTGGTAGCAACAAGGTTTAGGCCATTAATGATTGTGTTATTGTCTACTTCTACTGTTTCAACGCCTAGACCGCCAATGCCCTCAATAATACAGTCACGTAGTTCGTTTGGGCCAGTTAAATCCATCGTATAATTAGAGGAGAAAAACTTAGCCCTTTGAAAATCACCACTACCCTGAAGTGATTGGGCGTTTACATTTACCGACTTGAATAGAAGGTCGTAAATTCTTACGTCTGAACCAGCTTGTGCATCAAATACCAAGTCAGCATCGGCAGTACCAGCACCACCAGCACCAAAGATCGAACCACCGGAAACAGCTTTTCCGTTATTCAAGTACCCATTATGGAATTTACCCTGAACAATAATGTCTGCCGTGGTCGTTGAGCCGTTACCCACGGTTTCCACCGACGCACCATCAAGAAGTGCCAAAAATCCATTAGTACCAATAGTTAATCGTCTAGAAGAACTATAGTCATTTGTACGTTTGTTGATAAGAGAAAGACCATTGACTGTTGCAACATCCTCAATAATATAAGAAACATCAACAACATCGCTACTAGCTGGTGCAATTTCAAACGGCTCACTGACTTCTACTTGAGTTGTCGTGATTTCACTAGAGATATATCTAACTTCTTCTGTAGCGGTCCCCGGACGTAAAATAGCTAATCTACCAGCATATGACGATGTACCGGTATTACCATTGTCTAAGTTAGCAAACGTGTTAGTAAATGTTATAGTAGTAGTCGTGCCAGCAGTTCCTAGCGTGTCGCTAACTGCGGCAGTTGTTACGGTAATACCAGCACCGGCTGTTGATGTAATAGCCATTTTTCACCTATGGACGTTGAGGGTCTCTAATTACTGGTTTGCTACCGCCACGAACCTGATCTTCAGCGGCACGTTTCGCTTCTTTAATTTCATACGCCTGACAGTTAGCTTCTAAAAATTCTCGCACAATTCTATTTGCGAATTGATATGTAGTCTCTGGATTGTCTACATCCCTTGGATTATTTCCGGGGTTTTCTGGTCTACCCGGATCAAAGTCTGGATTCGAGACCTGTTCCGGCCTATTGTAATTTTTTGCTATTGCTGTAAGGACTCTATCCACATCAGCATCAGCAATTTCAATTGAAAATTGTGCCATGTTATTCTCCTAATAAAAAACTAGTATTCATCTGTCTATAAATTTGTGTTATCTGTACGCTTGGTGCATACCCGTAACCATCTTCAACATATGTATGATATAGTGAACATGGGTCTTGATCTCCAACACTTAATGTGTCAGTAATATATTTTACACGAAATTGTCCGCTAGATTGAGTATCGGTAATAGACCCAGACTGCAATATCTGTGTAACGTCATATCTGTACCAACTAACTGCACCTCCCTCGATGGAGTCAGTATCCTCACCAGCTATAATGCTATCGCCGGGCCTTATGAGAAATATACCAGACGAATTCATTGAGCCACTTATCCAAATATCATAAATCGGCCCAGAACCGGTGCAATCATCCATATACCATATTCCGTCAATGTCGGGCCGTCCAGAAGCGGGCGTTACAATGTCAGAGGTTTGATATAATGGAAATCCTAATTGTCTAATTTCAGCCGATGGCATTACTGAGTTAGTATAATAAGTTGGTGGTGGATGAGGGTGAGTGTTCCAAGCCATTATAAATCGTATCCTATAACAAAACCGTCATAATTGCCACCAGCGGTAGCTATAAACCCAAAAACGTCAACAGCGTTTGGTGTATTGGTAAGGATTGGTTCTAACCCTCCGGGCCAATTAATATTTGACCACCAAGTTATTGTTCTGATTCCAGTGTTATCCTGAGCTAATCTAATAATAAATCTCTGTCCACCATCTACATTTGAAACGGCCAACGTTCTATTGCCAGCTAGTGTTACGGTATGAAGATTAGAAACATCCATGTCAAAAGTCACAGTGGCTCCGTCTGTATTTGACTGGATGGGGGTTTTAATTGCTCCACACTGAAGTATACCAGAAGTAGTTCCATCGCTATCATAAATAGCAAGTCCACCATCATCGGCACCAAAAAGTCCATCTCGAAGCGATTGTAAATATGTCGTACCATTAAACAGTCGTAGTTCTGGAGCGTTGAGTGCTGTATAATGATTGCCAACATCGTCATTAAAAAATTGTGCCGTTATTGATCCATCGGTTTGACTAAATATTGAAACTGATTTACCATAAGGACCAATTCCCTTTGTGCTTGGCGTAGAAAGAATTGTATCAACATCATAAATCGTCCTAGTGGTAGAATCAATATGTGATAGTACAGTTTCAGAACTATTCTGGAACTGAGCAAAATCTGCGGTTTGTGAAGTCGCACCTTGAACAATAAGCCCAACATCTGTCGCAGCATTTGGAAGTATTTCTAATGTAGCGTCTGGAGTGATATCTGCACTTGTCACATTTCCAATAGCTAATAATTTACTGGCGTGATCCCCAATAATAATAGTTGCAATATGAAGTTTGTCTGTGTTAGAAGTACCTATAACGGATGTAGAAGGAGAAGTAGAGTTACACAATATCTCTAAGTTTCTAGCACCGTGACATTCTTTGAGTGCTCTATATCCAATACCAACGCCCCATTGACTGTCAGCACTGTATCCAGCTTGATACCCCAAGTGAACGGCATAATCAGCGTTAGAACTAAGATATCCAGCGTCGGCACCTACACACACCTTATAGAGATCATTAGTTGCACTCCAAGAAGTTCTCATTCCAGCACGATTTCCTATAGCAACACCGTCTTGCATATAGGCAAATTTTCCGGCTTCACGACCAACAGCAACAGTGCCATCTGAATGAGCATCATAACCAGCCTGCCAACCAATTATAACCGCATCGTGAGCTGTAAAAGATTCGGCACCGGCACCGTTGCCAATAAATACATTATCTCCAATGTCAGATGCACCAGAGCCAGCTTGATACCCAATAGCAATACCTGTAGCAGCGGCTTCAGAATATAATCCGATCTGAACAGCATCAGTATTATCAAACAATATTTTTTCAAAACTAGCGGTGCCAGCGGTATTAAACTCATCCCCAACCAGTACCAATCCACTACCAGCAGTATAGCTGCCACCGCCAACAGCAGAGCCATTAAACTTGAGGGTGCCGCCTTCGTTGTATAATTTATTAGTAGTAACGGCAGGAGTGGTGTCTGCTAAGAATACCCCTCCTGATGCATGAACATCCTTAAACCTTAAAGTTGAATCACCCAAATCATAAGAATCTGCGGCCATTGGTACAATATGACCATTATCTGTTACCTTAATCCTGCCAACCGCCGCCGACGCATCGGCAGCGGCTGTAGCTAGGACTATAGATGCGGCATTTGATGCAGACTGAAAACTTCCTTCAGCCTGAACATAAACACTACCAGCAATAGAGATGGCTGCACTACCATCTGACTCAGACGAGGCAGCGAATTGCAGCTGCCCTATTCTATCGCCAGAGGTAATAACATTATCGGTTGTTTGTAGTGTTATGCTATACATCAAGATACCTATTAGATAATAAACCAGTTAGCACCGTCAGAGATAACGGTTACGCTTTCATTCTGCGAATATAGAATAACGTTAGATGCACCATCAACATTTCCAGTAGCACCAGTAACGGTTACTGTGTTTCCACTAGAATCAGTTTTCTTAACGGTCACAACCTTACCAGAAGAATGAGTTGGCAAAGTAAGAGTGATAGAGCCACCACTTGCATCTGCTAGTGAAACATCTTCACTAGAAAGGATAGCACTAGTTGTGCTGTCAGTAACAACCGTCTTAACCGCAACATTATCTACATAATCTTTAACAGCAGCAGATGTTGGAATCGTGGTATCATTGTCGTTAGACCCAATACCTTCTCCCTCAGTAACAAGTGCAGTCGCATTAAAGTGAGTAGTGTCAATTGCTTGAACTTCAGCAGTAACACTGGCACCAGCACTAACAGTAAAGTTTACGGTAGTTCCATCGGTGAAGTTTGCATCAGTAAAGATAGCGGCTTCAATATCGCTATCAGCAACACTAAGAACACCAGCGGTATTAGTAATGTTATCACCAGCAAGATAAGTACCAAGCTGGTCAACTGTAGCACGTTGCTCAGTGCTTCCGTCGTTATCAAGAACCAAGAAACTATCACCAGCACCAACTGCAACGGTACTGAATTCAGAAATATCTACAGCGAGTGCAGTACCATTACCACCAGAAAGACCAGCACCAGCAACCGAAGTTGTCAAGTAGGTTTCACTAACAGTATTAGCGATAAGATCAGCACTAACGGTGTCAGTGGCAGAAGTGCTAAAGTTAATGCGTGTACTGTCACTGAATGTAATTGTGTCGCCATCCTCAATAACTTGAGGGGTCGATCCGTCAGTGATAGTAAACGAAGAAGAAGCCTGTGCAAACAACTGACCACTACCATTTACGACAATGTTAGAACCAGTACCACCAGCGAGGTAGGCACCAAGGTCCATGATCGTAGTTCGCTGTTCGGCTGATCCATCAGAATCCAGAGTAGCAAAACTGTCACCAGAAGCCAAGGCGACTGCATTAAATTCGCTCAAGTCAACATCAATATTGTCACCGTTAGCAACAAGACCAACACCGGCATTAACAGCAAGTACAGAATTAGAAGCACTAAGGCCAACACCAGCAAACAAGGTTGCGATATCAGCAAGAGCTTCTACCTTTGGAGCATTACTATCAGTAGCATCCATGAATACGAGCGAGTCACCGTTGGCAATTGCTGTATCAGTGAGTTCACTAGGTGCAAACGAAAGTGCGGTGCCGTTACCACCAGCGATACCAAGACCAGCAACGGATGTGGTTAGCTTGTTTTCATCAATACTATTGTCAACAACAACACCGCTAACAGTGTGATTACTACCCTCTGCTGCAATTGTAAAGTTGATAGTTGGACCATCAGTGAAGATAAGTTGCTCACCATCGTCCACAGTTCCGGTGGTTACTCTGTCACTAACGGTAAAGTTGCTAAAGCCACCAAGACCACTAATAAGGTTAGATCGTGAAATCTTTTTCAGGTTATCACTATCTTCTGAGTCCATCAATAAGATATAGTCGGCAGCAACCGCAGCAGAGCCTTTCTCAGTTTGATCTCTAATAGCCTCTAGAGTCAAATCTGTATTAACAACAACATCTGCACTTCCATCAAATGCACCGCTGCCAACAACTTGACCAGAAACACCAATGTATCTTTCGTTGGTCAAAGCTGCGGCTGAAGTTGCTGTATCTGCATTACCAGTAACATTTCCGGTTAGATTGCCGTTAAACGTACCAGCGGTTAAAGTGTCCGTAGACGGATTATAGCTAAGTGCGGTATCTGTTTCAATACCTTGTGAGCCAGTAGCACCATCAACAAATGCTAGGTAAACAGTTTCATTAGTTGTATTATTAGCGGTTACAGTTACGTTGGTAGCGTCGGTGGCGGTAGTTGCATTTCCAGCCAAAGCACCAGAAACACCAGCAAATACAGCCCAGCCCGGATCACCAGTGATAACTCCAGACGTTGCATCGAAAGTACCACTAGAAACATAAACAAAGCCTTTTCTGGAGTCGTCGTGACCAAAGAAACCAATAGACGGACCAGTTCCGTCATTCCAGAAGAAAGAAATACCACGATCTTTATTGTCGTCAGTTGTGGAACCGTAGGGGTTATCACCAGCTTGAGCACCAATGATAATAACCGGGTCTTCAATCGTAACAACGGTAGAATCAACCGTGGTCGTAGTACCATTTACTGTCAAATCGCCAGTAACGCTAAGACTTTTAGATAATGTAACATTGCCGTTAGCAGCGATAGCAATAGCGTCTGGATCAGAGACACTACCGATATTTCCGCCGTCTGAAATTTTAAGGTTTGGTGCCTGAATATTACCAGCAGCACCATCCTCAATCAAAAAATTAGAGTCAGAGTAGTAAGTAGGCTGACTACCCTGCTCACCAAAAAATACAATACCACTTGTATTTCTAAGATTTGGTTTGTATGACATGGATATCTCCTAAGATATGAACCAATTAGAATTGTCGGAAATTAAAGTAATGCTCTCATATAGATTATACACGGGAAATTGGCTGTTTCCATCAATAGCTTGAGCACCACTAGCCAAAAGAACTCCTGAATTACTGCCAGCCTTCATCTTTATCATAAGTTCCTTTCCACCCTGTCCAATTGCCGTTGGTAAATAAACATTAACTGGTCCTGAGCTTGTATCCATAAATACAACATCTGAAGTGTCTGACATACTAAAGTCGGACGATATGTTGTTGTATGTTCTATTTCCAGCCCCTGCGGAGGCTGTAGTTTGTATTGTTCCGTCACTAAACCTAATACCCCCAGTATCTAGCTGGACCCTGCTATTAGATTGGTCAAAGTAAAAATCTGGATCAGAAGCTAGGATACCAGCACTATTATCTGGGGTAACACCCTCAAAAAATGCTATACCGCTAGTGCCAATATTTCCAAGCGTTTTAGCGTCACCGCCGCCCAGCTTTTTCCCTTCGTTAAATACTAATATAGAACCGTTAGAAGGGTGACTTCTGATGACATGACCAATAGTAGACCTATAATTTGGTGATATTGGTGAGACATTAACGAGAACACCAGAATGTTCTGCTGATAAATAAAGCTCATCCCCATCGCCAAAAGCACTAGTATCTACATCTCTAACAATACCATATGTAGTTACATAACCAAATGAGTTTGGTAAAATGTCGTGAGTAGCAAGACCAACCACATGAGAAGTATTTTCACCACTAGCAATAGCGTAATCTACGGTTGGGTGAGTCCCTTGAGAACCAACAAGATAAAGTCCAGAACCATTTGCTAGAGTGTATGAATTTTCATTTCTAACTCTAAGGTGTGTCTCTTGACCAACCTGAAGAGAAACCGCAGACTCGTCATTGTATAGCGAAAGCGTGTGATTATCTTCATCATAAAAGATGCGACCTTCTTGATGGGGCGGGTAACTAGCTTCAGCGAGTGGGGTAAAATCAATACCAGATAAGCCACCGCTAACAGCAAAGAAATTAGCATTTATAGTAATTTCGTTATCTGTAACCGCACCGTTATCTGTAACGGTTTGTAGGGTGTGTCCAGAAGCATAAACAGCAATGCCGGAAACGGCGTCAATCTCAGCGTCTACATAGCCACTAAGCGATGCGTTAAATGGAACTAAAAACTCATCACCAATACCAGAATTATACCAGTATTTTTCAGGAGTACCATCGACAAGCAGACTAACTTCCATAGAGGCAAAACGCACACCGCTTGGTATTCCACTGTTTGCAGAATTGATAGCTTCTTGAGTAAGCACACCGCTATAAGGCCCAGACCAGAATTCAACTGGTACAGGATTAACGGGTTTTACACCAAATGGTAGTTCCAGAGCCATCCTTTATCCCTTTGTAACCTGATGTCTGTGATTTGTTGAATAAGGAATAGAGATGGTCATCGTATAAACATTATAAGATACCGATGTTCCACCAGCGTCATCTACATTGAATGGGTTGTTGATATATTCTGACGTGATGTTAGCGTTGAGTGCATCCAAATCAAGAACTTCTGAGATAGTCTCTGTACTAGGAATAGCAACCGTGAAATTAATAAGGGTGTTCCCAGTGTTAAGATTGAATGTGTCGTTGCCATCTGTAAACAACCTATCTGGCAAAGCTCTTACGGCGGCAGACGTTACTGGTGCAGCACTATCTGGACCGTAGAATATTAGGAACCCAAAGTTTACAGTAGATGTAGATGAGTATGTAGTGGTGTAATCATCAATGACCTTAACTCTATATCTAATATTTGACGCAGTATTATCTGACGTTGGATTATGATTTGTGGAAGCTATTGTGTCACTACCCGGACCTATAGAAACGGCAGAGCCAATATCTGTCCAAGCACCACCGTCCACACTGTATTGTAATGTATAACTAATTAGGTCAACGTAGGTTTCGTTTCTTGTTACAGAGCCGCTAATCTGCGAGTCAACGTTGCCACGCTCTCTAGATGAGTTTGTCTCAGGCGAAGTAGTCGAGTTGGCGACAACTGTGAACGAAATTGTTGGAGCAGAATAAGTGTCTGGCTGAATATCTTTTGTTGCCGTAGCTGTAGCACCAACACTATCAGTTACAACATATCTATAATTGAGAACGTCTGTATTAAATGATGTATCGGTAAAGCTATGAACATAAGAGTCTGGAGTAGAAGTAGATGTTGATAAAACCGTCCAAGACCCAGTATTCCCACGTCTAAACTCTAGTGACGCTGAAGATACAGAAGCACCTAGTGAGTTGATTGTATGACTGAAATTCAAGGTTACGCTCACGCTGGTTTGATTAAAATCAACCTGAGATGATGAGGTAAGGCTAACCGTTGGTGCTATTGGTTCAGTTACCGCGAGAGTTATCACATCAATTGGAGTTAATCCAGATGCGGGTATTACATCGCCATTTTCGTAACGACCGAAAGTTTTGCCACCACCAAGAGAAACAGTTAAGTCATTCTCAAAGGAGCCTCCAAGTAATCCAGAAACAGTCAATATATCTAGTGCGTTCTGATCTGCTAGTCCAGATGCATAAACGGCAATTCCAGATACAGCCTCAATCTGCTCCACGCTACCAAGAACCGCAGTATTTTGAAAACTACCGTCTTGAAAATAAATACCGCTAGTATAGAAAGCGGTCTCAAATCTACCACTACCATTAACGTCCAGTTCGTAGTCTGGCGATTCTGTTAGGATACCAAACCTTCCACCGCTATCTACTACCGATAAAATATTACCAGCAGAGTCTTCCCATCTTTGTAAATCTTCTACGCCTAGAATTGGGCCACTAATTGTAAAAGCTGGGTAAGCAGAATTATTAGCATCAATATAGACACCGGTTTGAGAACTGGCTCTAAATATAATGTTGTTGTCGTGGGTAACAAAAAAGCCAAGACTATCTGCCAAAGCAATATAATTATCGACATTACTTAATAGACCAACCGACCCATCACTACCATACACATAAGCAAATGTAGGTGGATCAGTTTGACTGTCTGGATTTGTTTTTAATCCAAGTCTCCAAAGCGGAGAGGTGTTAGAGTTTACATGCAAAGAAACTGTTTGATTGATAGAGTCGTCTTTGTATGCGTGGAAAAAGTTGCCAGCAGAATTTGGCCTAATTAGTGTTAGAAATCCGCTAGAGGTAACTTCGCCAGTAGAAGCAATATTGGAAACTAACGAATCACCAGTAGCACTCAGAGTATTTAGATAAGTATCTCCGCTAACAACAAGATCATTAGTTAGCGTCAAATCTTGAGTTTGTAGCGACTCGAATATGCCACTCGTTGCGTGAACACCAGAAACAAAAACATTACCATCTGGGTCTTCAACAAATGTTCTACCCGCTGGAAGGGTACAGAATACAATCGACACGCCATCAAGGTCGATCTTTCCTCCACCAGTAGAACTGTCAAAAACTATATCTCGCGACAGAGAATTAGTTGATGAGTCGTAAACGCCCTGACCAACTTCCCACTGAGTAGTGCTCTCAATGGTATAGTAAGTCGTATTTCCGTTTCCAATACCAGTATTGAATGTTTGGAAAGCACCATACGCACCATTCAACACAACTGAACCGGTGCCAGTAGTGGATGATGTTTCTCGTACTCTATCTGATATTATGAACATATATCGTCACACGGAATATATTGATTAGCGTAAGACCCAAACCGCCGATCATAACAGAGGAACAGCGGTCGAAATACTGGTGAATAAATTTTAGTGTCTGTATTATTAATCGTCGCTACAAATCTGTATTCTCTATTTGATCGTAAAACCTCTATACCAAAATATCGTAAAAAAGAGCGTCCTTCTGCTGTGTAATCAAGGACTAACTGATCGTCATAATATAACCAGCAACGTGCACAGTCATTCCATATACCGTCTTTAAAATAAAGTCTCTTGAAGTCTTCAAGTCTAAAAACTGGTTCAGTCTTAACGTATCTGATACCGCGATCACTGCGATAATAGCACGCAATCTCCAGAAGTTCCTCTCGCTGACCTGTTGAGAAAACTGAATCGTTAATCTGATATTCCCCGCGAATATTCTTTGGATCACTAAGGTCACTGTTGTACCAAGTTCTCAGGGAAGAAATGCCAGTATCAAAAAGCGGATAACCGTCATCGACTTGCAGCCGACTAAAAGCATCATACATACTAATAGACATGCCCTCTGCAAAAGATGATGAAACAGTGTATTTGTTGTTTTTGCTTCCGACACCGTTAGCATTGGATGTTCCCGTACCCAGACTCGAAAAAGATTTAATCCAGTTGGTATAAATTGTTTCTGTACTCCAGCAAGAGCCGGTACTACTACTTTCCGCCAAGTCAATTTTGTCGCGATATTCATAACTTAAATTGAAGTCTTCTTGGATATATTGTCCTCCAACCCTGTAGTCAACACCGTAATATACATTTTCTGGAAGTTTACCATAATTATAATTATTGAGCAACCCGAAAGTGGGGACGGGAAGTCCATTTACAAAGTTTAATTCTTTGAAGCAGCGAAATAGAGAAGTATTAAGGAATATTGCATTAAGTTGATGGTAATCAATGAGAAAATTCGTTATTACCTCTGGGTCTGGCACAGTAGCACCAGTTCTGCCAGCCACCCTGTATTCCTCTAATTTAAAACCAAACGCGACAGAACCTAGTGCTGGATAATCTGGGGCAGAAGCTACAATTCTAAAATCTCGATCATATATTCTTCTAGCGTTAAATCTTGCTTCCCATGTGGTAGTTGTGTAGTTATTAACAGTATCACCAAGCAAGGTGTGGACTGTTTCGGCGGATGCAGAACTACCACCATAATCATCAACAAGAAATTTTTTCGTTAAGGTTTGCCCAGATGTCCTATTGCCCAAGTTCTCTATTTCTGTCCAAGTCACGCCGTTGTCATCGCTATACTCTATAGTATAGTTAATGTCTACAAAGTCTAAACTTGTACCTTCAGAATTAGTAACTTCGGCAAGCATTACTAGTTGTTGATCGTTTGTTTCCGCTACTAACGCACGTTGGTCTGTCGTGTTTGCTTCATAAGCTGTTCCAGCACCGGCGTATTCAAGAGCATACACCCTTTCAACGCCGCCATAAATTGAGTACCATTCCTCACTTGGTGGATTGTCGGGATCATAGTCGATATATTCCCTAATAAGAAAATTTGTTGAGCCAATAGGTAATGATCTATTTGTTAATTTAAGATACGCCGGTTCACACGTAGGGGTGACATTGCATAAATCTTGTAAGGGTTTTACGAATTCATTATTACAACAGGTAGAATTTACAAATGGGCAGATATAATCTTCATCAGAATTGAAAGTGCTAGTTGTTATTGTCTTACCGGCAGATTCAGCTTCGCTAACAAGTAAGTTATAAGCAGCTAGAACTGTACCATCTGGCATACTATTTGTTGTGTCAACAAAGATAGAAACATCTGTTGCGGAAGCAAGTTCGGCTGAGATACCCCTATCAGCAGCAATTGTAGTAAGTGCAGCCCAAATATCTGTTGCAAGACCAACGTCTCCATTGTCTCTATTGCAAAATTCTGGAACGGAAAGGCCACGAATAAATTCACCGCGAAGATTAAAAGCATTATTGTGATCGTCCCAGCCATCTGGAAAATATAACTTTGGCGTCCCGTTTGGATTCAATGGATTACTAACAAATACATCTACCACAAAAAGAATTCTATTGGGAAAAGCCTTTACCCATTCAGCAAACTTAGCATCAACGGTGTCTCTACCGTTACTGTCGTTGTTCTCGTCTATAAATGCAATGCAGATCGCACCATCACAATCAGTAATTGGTGGCAGTGGCGGATTGCCAAAATCTTCGCAGCAGTTGCAGTCTTCAGGTCTTCCCATCTATCTAATCCTATTCATTTTTAAGAGCAGCTTACCCAAATCGGTCTATAATCACTACCTATCTTAGTGGCGACCACATAAGTTCCTCCGTTAATGGTTAAGTTAGGGTCTCTGTTTTTAATATAAATTTCTCGCCCCGTAGAAACACCGTCTTCATAAATGTTCAACTTTCCTGAAGTTGGAAGGCTCATTGTTGCACTACCGGTCAAGTCAGAACCAACAACAAAGCCTTCAACGTTTTGGGCTTCGTCGCCAGCCACAAAATTACCGTCGCAATCCAAGCTGGCAACAAGAACATCATCGCAGTACCAAGCCTGAACATAGTTGTTCGGATTGTCGCCATGAAGCGTACTCGATCTTCTAACTTCTAGCGGTGCTGTTGGTGACAGTCTAGCGTCTCCGACAGAAATATTTCTTTTATCTGTGCGTCCAGCGATAGTATTCTGGATATTCATCCTATAATTTAACTGTCTTGGATCGCCATTCTCATCAAGAACAGTTGGGTGGAACAGTCGTTGGTTATTCAGTAAACCAGTTACAATTTCTAAGTTTCCTGACCCAGCATTAACTTCGCCAAGTGGACTAGCAAGTGCCCATTCACCAAGCCCCAAAGATTCATCATAGTTAGAGCCAAACCCAGCACTGGCCCCAATAAATACAGAGTCAGTAGAGCCGCTGGCTGTTTGACCAGCATTGTTACCAATACAAATTGTTCTATAAACATTATCGCAATCTTTACCAGCACGAGTACCGATAAATACTGCCGCACTTTCAATATCTAGATTAGCGTTTGGTGTAGTGGCATCGGCACCAGCCTCAGTACCAATCATAACTGAGTTTACCCAGCCTTGGGCATTTTCTGCGACATCACAACCCATCATCACAGAACCGGTATTTAATGCTGTGGAAACACTGTTTCTGTTTTCAGAATTTGTAGCCAGTATATTGCAGTTTTCTACAGCGATTGTGTCTCCACCTCCATCTCCACCGCCACCGCCAACATACTCAGCAAGACCCTCAAGAGAAATTTTACCAATACTACTTGAAGAAGTTCCACCAACTTGCAGGGCCACAAAAGCCGTGCTGGGCTCTATAGTATCAAGTGAAGAAGCCAAATCTAGTGAAGAATAATTAAGCCTGATTTTATCTACATTATCTTGGAATACAACCTGAACGCCGGTAACACCAGCAACGGGTGTGTACTCGGCATCAGACAGACCATTAATAGTCGAGCCATCGGCAAATTTAATAGCCCCTCTAATAAGCAAATCGCCCTCAAGTCTTGCATATGGATTACTCTGAGTTCCGAAGCTAACAGAATTGGTCATCTTCGTGTTGTTTGGCTCCAACCTAAATAGGGTTAAGGTAGAGCTTGATGGATTATTACCTTTAAAATTAAACTTGAGATTATAGTCTGTGTTAGACGAAGTTTCGTAATCTATAACGTCAATATTGGTAGTAAACCTAGAAAGTCCATCATCATACTCTTGAGATATTTTGAACTCTACATCATCAGTTTCAAGAACAGAAAAGTAACCATCTGTAACTGATAGGTATTTACTATTCTCAGTAAGATTGCCCTCAAGCAACCCCCCGATAGAAAGTAGTCCATCAACGGTCGCATCAGAGTCATCAATCTGTAAATCATGACCGATAACGATAGAATTTATAAGACCATTCGACAGCCCTTGAATTGACCCGTGACCGATAAGAATATTATTTTTAAGTTCGCCGTCATCTTGTGCAGACCCATTGCCAAGCACAATATTATTGAATACTTCAGTGAGACCACTAGCGGTTACGCACCCCATAAGTAAGTTGCCGCTTGTATATACCGTATCGTTAGCAACGTTATTACCATAGAATGTATTTTGTGTTCGGGCAGATATTTCTGCTCTAGTTGGAGGACTATTTAAGCCACCGTAAGTATTACAAAACGCATCACCATAAACTAATCCATCTTCAGGGTTAGTAGGTTCTAAGTCTTGGGATAAGACAAGATTCGTTTCGTTTCCACCGTCGTCTTTAAAATAAATCGCTTGAGTTCTGCCGCCAACGGAATACGGTTTAACATATAATTTACCAAAATCTGCATGGTCTGCTGGTGAAGACGCTTGTTCGTGAATAGATATGGTGCCGCTATCTTGGTGTCCAGCACAGTCATATGCGATGGTGAGCGGTGCGTTAGCTTCAAAGTTTCTCTGCTCATGTGCCCTTGTTAATCCAATACTGACATACCCACGCTCAGAAAGAGAAATATGTGAAAATTCCATCCCTTCGTTTCCGCTGGGGCGAATCAGGGAAAAGTCGGCCACTGTTTTATCACTGACCCCCGGATTGATACATGGCTCGTTGTAGCCATAGCCATTTGATACTTCCTCGATGTACGCATCATCAAACTCAGGATTATAGGTAATGTGCAACCCAGAAGATCGCGTATTACTAACGCCGAGTAATTCTAATGAGCTTCTATAATCCTTGGATGGACCACTAGTAAATCTAATGGTAGAGTCGCCAGTTGATTGAACATTGAATATAGTGTTCGGTATAACGGGAGAGCCAGTGTCAGGATCATAAACCGCATTAGTGATACCAACCAATCCAGACTGCGAACCAGTACCACCATTCCTTAATACGGTCACTGCTTCTCTTACGTCGGCTTGACCGTTATCTATATGTATTGATAGTCTATCTTTCATTATTTATTCCTGATCTAGTTCGTCATGGTAAACAATACTGAATCCACGAACAGTGCTTGAGCTTTTAATTCTACTCGCAAATCTTTGTGAGACTTGAACGCCAGAGTCTACAGTTCCGTACATGGCGGTATAATTGTAACCGCTAGGATTACCATCAATAATGTCTGTACCAGAACGTGAGATAAAGTTTACATCATTCAGGGTTGGGTACTGATTGGTGTAATGCGGCTCTTGAGCTACAACCACCCTTTGCCCAGAAACGGCGTATGGTTCTAAGAAGATACCCATGCAGCCACTTTGAATAGCCAAGCTGGTGTCATATCTACCAAGCAATCTTTCGCTGATTAATGCTGCACCGTCAACAACTTCTAGAGAAATGTTGGATTCAAATCTTGATCTAGTGAAAGCATTATCTACCGGTAGACAATTTAGATCAACATCTGGTGGTCTATAAATAAATCTATAATCTCTTCTGTAGGAATTACCAGCACCACTGGAGTGAATTTCAAAACCAGCACCGTCTAGCCCTTCATCGTTCAAGATTCCGCAAACGGCAGAATCGTCAAAACCATTGCTTTCTGGGTCGCAGAAGCCGCTAGTAGCTAAGTGTAACGTCTTACATTCATACAGGCACTCTTCTATTGTATTATATTGTGCTTCATTAATAAATGCCTGACCGCTAATTAAAACATCGTTAAAGTAACCATCCCAAAGCAGTCTATTATTTCCACCAGTTCCCGGATTACCTAAAGCCCACCTGCCGTCTTCCCCCGGAAGCAGGTCGCCATGCATAGTAGTATTCGCGTCTGGTATACCATGCACATCGCCAGATGGAGGGCCGCCAAAACCAATAAAACTACCAGAAAACTGGATTTCATTATTGATAGACGACCAAGGTCGTGAGCTATTTCCAAGGTTAAAAGAGCCACTAGTAACAGGGGATACGTCGCCAGAAACTTGCAACATGCCATAATTGTGTAATTCATTAACGCCAATCCCTAGTCTATGGGATTCAACTTTTAGGTCGCCAAAGAGAAGCGGTGCGGCACCGCTGGTTACTGGCGTGTCACCAACACAAGTGTCACCAGAAGTAATTGGGAAAGAACCAAGATAAAATTTAAAATCATCGTCTTGGTCTATATAGTAACCAGCACCGTGACCTATACCAATATTAAAATTGCCACGTTTATTATTGCTTAGTGAGAATGGGCCAACGCCAACATTACCGCTACCATTCGTGTTGTGAGAAAGAGATAGATAACCAAGGGCAGAGTTATGACTACCATATAAATTACAAGCTAAAGAATAAGAGCCAACAGCGGTATTTTCTATTCCGTTGTAATTATTTCTAAGTGATGCGTAACCAAAAGCAGAGTTATCTACGCTAGACCTTCCCGCCAAAAACATGCTATTGAGGGACCAATCACCACCCCTAGTAGTTCTGGTGTCTGGACTAGAGAAGTTTGTCGCAATTAACTCTGCACCCTCTACGAGATTACCTATTGAATCAACCAAGTCTACTAAACTTGTTCTAATATCTAAAGGTGAAATCTCTTGCGTAGAGTTATCTGCTAGTAAGATATCTATCTTACTCAGATATTCTGATTTGGTCAAAATCATAATTTAACCTTACTTGAATTTGATTTGCAGGGTAGAGGAGTCAAATTTAACTGAATCCCCCTGATAAATTACTCTTGGATTGCTTAGTTCTGAATACATTAGGAGGTTGCCGGTTCCATAGTCGCCGGAATCGACAATTGCTATACCCGATACCCAACCCCAGTCTAGGAGTGCTGTATCAAATAGTAAAGTTACATCATTTTTAATTAGGCCACTTCCAGCATTGTGGTCATTTATATTATATTCCCAAAAATAGTTCCCACTATCAGTTGGGCTGCCAAGATTGTATCTTCTGTAGCCAGTATCATCACCAGCAATTCCTGTTGGTAATTCTGGAATAGTCGTTCCGTCATCGCTGTCAACGGGGACTCCACTACAGAGGGCGATAGCTACACCGCCAAATTTTGGGAATTCTTGGCCTCTGAATACATGGTGCAATAGACCAGATTCTAGATAGTCTGATAAAGCTGTCATTATATATTTTCCCCTTAAAGAAAATCCTATTATGTTGTAAGACGCGAATTACAACCTATTATACACAAAAAAAGAGCCATCCCCAATGATATGAGGATGACTCTTTAGATAATCAGAACTCAATCGGATTATTAGAAGGAGCCAAGCATAACGCGACGGTTATCGAGAACACCAAATCCAAGTTCAGCCCACCCGTAGTAGCCAACTCGTTGCTGACGGTGTAGGGTTGGGTCTTCAAAGACTTGAAGAGCTTGCTTCATTGGCATAACGAAGCTGTCATTCGAGCCTTGATCCAAACCAACGACCAATTCAAGGTCGCTTGCTTCAAGAGCACCGCCAAGACCAGTCACGAAGAAATCTTGGTATTCTTGACCTTCGCCAAGCTCATCAAGATCGTGCAAGTTGACACCAAAGATACGGGTGATAGGAGCACCACCTTCACTCGCGGTGTAGATTTCGCGACGAGTAACTTCGTCAACCTGATCCAATCCCCAGTTACGGACATCTTCAAGAGCCTCTGGAGAAACGTATAGGTCGGTCAAACGACCACGATTAGCAGAGCCGGTGTTACCACCAGCATTACGACGCATAACAGTTTGCATCAAGCTAACAAGTCGCTTGCTGAACAAACCTGCGGTTGCGTCACCATCGTAAACCAAGATGTTACGGTCAACGCCAGCAGCCAAAAGGGTGTGCCATCCGTCATCGTTCATCTTCTTTACGAAACCAGCTTCCATGACCTGTGCAGCACGACCAGCCACATCCCAACGAGCCTCACGAGCATAACGGAGCAAATAATCAATGCTCGAAGTGATGCTGTAGGTTGGAATCATGACGTAATCGCTTTCGACCGCACGCTCAGGGATGCGACCATGACCCGGATTGGTGTAAGCAACATGCTCACCTTCGAGTCCCGGCGAAATGAGGTCGAGTGGGTACTCAGTAGTAGCTCCCGGCTCAACGTTAATAGTCTCGAAAATATTTCCGAGAATGTTTCCGATCAGAACGCCCTTACGCAAAGGAAGCTCAAGAGCTTTTGCGAATTCGCGTTGTGCGGCATAAGCCACATTTTGATCGTTATCACCAGTCTTTCTGTAAAGACTGAGAAATTCATCACTTGGTCTTTCTGTATATGACATTATTAAATCTCCTTTAGATTATGGCTTAGGCAAGTGGGCCGTGATTAGGAAGGTTGACATAAACTTTGCAGTAGCCATCAGTATCCTTAGCGGACATGAATCGGCCAATTGCCAAGTTACCAGAAGCTGTAGCGGAAGCTGCACTATCGGTGATATATCCAGCAGTTCCGCCAGCGTCAGATGCGTAAGCAACGTCGCCCGGACTTGGAGTGCCGTCAATCATGTTAGTGACAACCCAACCACGAGTCATGACAGTCACTTTGCCGCCAAGTTGAACTTCATCCTTATACTGATTAAGGTGAGTTCTGGTTAGGTCTTTATTTACAACGTCATTCAAAAGAACACCAACAGGAACATCAGAAGCTGCTGCTTGCTGGTAAGAAACGGTGTTGTCACCCTGATCCATTGCTGCACCAGAAGCACTAAGTGTTTCTAGGCAAACAACTCCACCGCGAGAAACGGCACCAGCTGTGTAAAAATAGCTGATATCAGTTGATTCTTCGTATCTATCTGCTTTAAGAGCCATAGTTAATTCTCCTTAGATTACTTGTTTTTAAGAACATGGTTAGAGAACCAGTCTGCAACGCTGGCTCTTGCTTGGTCTAGTTCGTCAGCAGCTTCTGGCTCAACCATAGTTGCTTCCGAGGTTTCTACGTTTTCAAACGCATCTTCAGAAATTTCAGCTTCAGCTTCTTCAGCTTGTTCAGCTTTAGCATCTTTAGCGTCTTTTTCTTTCTTTTTCTTTTCCATCTGCTCTTTGACTTCGGGAGGCATACCAGCTTCCGCTTCGTCATCTTTAGCATACTTCTTACCAGCCTTCTTCTTCATCATAGCAACGATAGCTTCAAAAGCGTCATCGTTGAGAGCGTCGAAGGAGGCGAGAGTTTCTGAAATCTCTTCTTCTTCTAGTCCAGCTTCAGCCAAACCAGCCTTACGCTTTTCCATTTTCTCTTTTTTCTTCATTTCATCCACTTCTTTCATGGCTTCTGCCAATTCATTTTGGGATGCTTGAAGTGCGTCCTCAAGTTCAGCGACACGAGCTTGAGTTGATTTGATCGACTCGTTTAGCTCGTCAATTGTAGCTTGGCTCGACTCAGCAGCTGCTTCAAAAGTCTCGACCTTAGAGGCAAACTCTTTATCTTTTGCTTCTTCGATTTGAGCTTTAATAGCCTCGTTTTCAGTCTTAGCTTGTGCAAGCTGCGACTGAACTTCAGCCAATTGCTTTTCTAGCAAATCTGACATTTTAAATTCTCCTATTGAAAGTATAGAATCGCTATTTACATTGAATTGTGCTGCACTCTTACTTAATATAACACTTCTAGGATTAGCGGGCTTAGATACCAATCCCTTTCCAGAAAATGCAATATTAGATAAAGCACGACCTAGTTTGTATCCATCATACTCACCAGCTCCACCATAAGCCCTAAGATGTTTAGTTAGAAATGCGGAAGCCTCATCTCTAGGTAATACTTTGGCAACACCTTTTTCATCAATTAAAGCGTAGTCGAAACCAGCAAATAGGCACTCCATAGAGACATACCATTTACCCTCTTCAATCTCTGCTATAATTTTACTCATTCTGTCTCTGTTTTCTTCACCGGTCCAGCTATTGTAAAGAACGCCCTGAGTAATAATGTCAAACTCGTCTGGTCTAGCTATATCTTCATCTGCTACAGCCTTGCCATCCTTAGTTAAAACATAGCTACCAGTTATATGACCAATGATGTCATTCTCATCGTGCATGAAGTTGAACTGCTTGTCTTCGGGGGTATTTCTAGCAGCCCAAGTTGCTTCTGATAAGAATACATCATCGTTTTTATTCCAGCCGGTTGAAACAAGAACAGACTCTAAATAATATAGGTCTATTTGGTCTTTGTTTTCTGCAACCACTCTGTCGAGAACATCTACATTAGAGATCACTTCTTTAGCGACCGCTAACTCGCCCCTTTTAACAGTGGCTTCAGAACAATACGCAACACTGGCGGTACTCTTAATGAGTTCGCCAATGCCGTCGTTTATTTCGCTTTGATAGATTTTTATTGACATATTTTTAACCTCAGACAATTATACACAAAAAAATATTTTTTTCAAAAAAAAGCCTAATTACCACCAATGAATGACTCAATATAGGTGCCAACAACAAGTTTTTTATAATTTTCAGTTGTTGTACTTTTTTCTCTTAGTGATCTAAAATCGCCTGAAATTGAATAAGAAGAGGCAATAGCCTTGTGGATATTATTGTTGTTCAATTCACACAGCGGCTCAAGTGCTAAAAAAGCAGATAGCTTAATATTGTCCAGTTCTGCCGCCTCATCTTTTGTTAATTGACGAAGGTTAGACTTGGACTTCATATCAAGATATCCTTTATTGAGACACTCAACAGCCTCAAAAGCAGATGTTGCCCACACAACAAGTTCAGCTACTCCCGGTTTTGATCTAGGAGTATCTACACGCTTCTTTCTTGGGCCCTCATCTAATTTATTAGGAGGTCTTCCGTTTTCGTTGCTTGGTTTTTGACTGGCCTTTTTCTCGCTAATCTTTTCATTGATTTTACCCTGCTTGTCAATTTTTTCCAACTCTTGATCATGATTAGGGTTATGGAATGGACTTGCTTTTGGGGGAATCTTATCAGAAGTTCTGGCTTTGTCTTCTCTTTGCAGCCTAACTCTTTCAACGGCTGGAACTTCTTTAAATCTTTCTAGGACAGTCTCGTGAGAGATAATATCTCTATCAGCAAGCTGAAGAAGAAGGTTCTTTTCTGAAGCCTCGTCAGATAAGCTCATTTGATCGTAGACAACATGGAAAGGCTTTCTAAAGCCCATAGACTTTCTAACAAACTCTAACTCTTGCTCCCAGAATTTTGTGAGAGAGTCTCTTCCGTACTGAAGTCTTTCAACCAAAGTTTTTAATGAGATAAAGTTGTTAGTGAATCCACCACTTTGACCAGCCATACCAGTTAAGGTTGGAGGTACGCCAAGCCCAGCATAGATACTATTGAGAACTGATTGGTATTTTTCTGAACCCAAGAATTTATAAACCTGAGAGTTACTTTCTGTAAATTTGAGTTCTGGACCCCAAACAAGCTCCATAGTTCCGCCGCCAGTGTTACTAGCTAATATATTACGGAGTTTATTGATACCCTCTTTTGTTGGTAAAACTTTATAGTCAAAGTCACCAAGTGTCCATAGTCGAATATTGGAAATTGCACCATCCAGAGCGGCAAGGTCTGCAAGTTTCATCTTCTCAAGCATGATGATATCGTCGAGAATAGCATAAACAAGAGGGTGTGCCCACTGTTGCCAATCATCCTTTTTATAATGATGGATTGATAGCCTTTCTGGGTCTAGGTCGATCTTTTTGTCGTTTCTCTTGATTGCATTTTTTACATCTGTTGGTAAAGTCTCTAGAACTTTTACCGGTATAGTGCCATCCTTGAAGTTATCGAAAAATGTATTCGCATTTAATGCATAGTTCTTTTTACCTAAGAATAGTCCAACCTTTCCATCTTTCAAATCCAATGTTAATGGATTAAAGAAATTATACCTCCAAGGTATTTGATTCTTTTTTATCTCTGGGGTTTCTAAGCGAATATCGTTCGCTAATGATTTAAGATAGGTGGAGATTTCTGGCGTAATATCTGCATAGCTTCTATAGATAAATACATTTCCAGTTCTATAGAGGTTGTTTAGGTATCTTTCCGATCTCTCTTTTCCGTTTATCTTTTTAAACCATTGTTGACCAAACTTTTCCACGCTTTTGTTTTCATGGACAATATTAATACCTTGGCATCCAAAGTCACCCATGAGGTCGATAATGTTTCGCACGATACCAACCTTATCGTAAGCATCCATGCACATCTTGATAATACCCTTGGCTTTTCTTGGAACTTCTTCCTCTGGCCTAAAGGCATAGTAATCGTGACTTCCAAAATGAGGTTTTACTGAACGGTTTGGTTCAATATCGAGAAAATCTCTATGATAAGCTCTGGATACGCCATTGTAAGCATCTTGGGATTCTGAGAACTTAGCAAAAGCCTCGGCTTTCCCTCTGGCATCTCCATCTTCCCAGCTAATGATGGGGTCGTTTGACATCTACTGTTCCTCGCGTTTGGAATGTAATTGGATCGTTATTGAATTATACACAAAATTCTAATAAACATCCTTCATATGGTCTGTAAACCACGCTGGACCAGAAAACATTTGAGCACCTTTTTTTGGCTTCTCGATAGTTGCAAATCCGCCGTAAAAAGTATACTCAGCCTGAGTTGGCGTTCTAGCTATTGTTCTAGCAGCCATGTTAGCCATGATTAATGATGAATAACGGTCTTTTCTGAGTTTACCCTTTTTCCCGGTGCCAATAACTGTTTCTGGAGTATCCCACTTGTCTCTTCCTGTAGCAGTCTGAGTAATCTGAATCATTGTCAACTCATCTTTCAAATCCTCTATTTCCATTACGCACTGTTCTAGAGTATCATAATTTCTTCCTTTAAGTCCATCTTCAGCGTTTGCAATGCCAAGACTTACCGAGTCAAACATTGGGAATAAAACGGCTTTGTCCTCTAAGTCCTTTCTTAAACCATGATTGGATTCTGCCAGCCAGTCATATTTAGCAAACTGACACATCTCTAGGATATGAAGTCCTCTATGGTCATCTGTATCCTTTGGTTTGTCATCATCTATCACAGGCCAAATAGCGAATTCACCATCTTGAATTTTATCTTCATCGTGTAAAGACTCCATGACGGCGATACCACCACCACCAGCATCCATAGAAATATGCACACACGGAAATATTTTCATTAAGTCTCTAATTTTCCTTGCACAATAAGCATAAAAGTCACTCTCTTTAGAATATCCGCTTTTAACCTTTTCTTTGTGCTGCTCTCTATTGGTTGTCCAACAGTGAACAATTCTTCTATGGTCAGGATTGAGTTCTAATACAACGATACTAAAATTATCTACCTCGGAAGCGGGGTCAACACCAAATACATATTTCTTATCCTTGTTCCCCATTAATTGTGCTTGGAAACAAATATCATTACCTTTACTATCTTTTATTGTACCCTTGTCATCTGTAACACAAGATTCAATCAATGTTCTCTTGAAAAACCCTTGAGAGTCGCGTGTAAAGCAGGCACCAAACTCCATTTGATAAATACCAGCATGAACTGTGGCTTTTGACCTAGCCACCTGAGATGCGTCCATAAAGCCCTCTGGTAAAAGTTCATATGGCACACGAATAATAGAATAGTCCCTCCAGTTAAAATCGTTGGGCGGGTCTTCACCAAAGATTTCTCTTAGTCTACTGAATTTACCCTGACTTTTGATAATAGACTTCCACCTTTTCCAATAGTCAGCGAAATGATTAAAATCATAATACGCAGTACCAGAGAGGATAATCTGGTTGTCTTTCTTTTCTATAACACTATCGCTTTCTGCTTCTAATTCGACTCCAAGCTCTGCTGCTTTTTTTGCTGCCGCAATTTTTTTGACATTTTCAATTGGGTCAGAACTAACAGCGGCAAATCCAGCCACGACTGTCTCAAAGATGTCCCTTGGAATGGAAGCAAACTCATCAGAAATAATATCGTTAGCACGCTGACCTCTAATTTTCTGTCCATCTCCCAGAGGGAGGCAAGTGACGCGAGATTTATTAATACGCATAACACAACGATCAACATCCCGCCTTGGCCCACTATTCGCATCACACATACTCCTTAAAATTGGTGCATTATTCCAAATTGTTTCCATGTATTCAAACAAAACCTTAGATTGACGGAAAGCGGCACCGACAACCACAACCTTTCGATCCGGCAAGATCAAAGCCCTTATTAATGAATATAAGGATAAGATAAAGGACTTACCGAATCCACGACTAGCAATCAGCATCGGGAACTTCCTATTCCACATCTCGCACAAGAATAGTGCTTGCGATGGTAGAATATTAATGTTGAATACGTGCTTGCATAGAAAAGAGAAGTATTCCGGTCTTGTCATGAGCCACATCATTCTGAGGTGAAAATCATCCTCATTGAAATCGACTATATCAAATGGGTTAAACAGGTCTTTGTCCTGAACACCACCTATATTTAGCCAAGCCTCATCTATAAGTTTTAGTTTACTCATTTTAAGCTATCTATATCCTTGAATCTTCTAGTGTTGAGAACACAGTCGGCAAATCCATAGTAAACAGCCTCGTTAGAGTCTAGATACCAGTCTCCGTCTTTGAATTTTCTTTTTAAATAATTTTTAACCTTATCAAAGTCTGGCTCTGTGTAATGCTCCTTGAAATACTTACCCTTCATGCATACATCTGTATAAATATCAAACATTGCCTCTGCTAATTTTCTTTCAAAAGCAGCACCCTTCTGAACATTTAAATAATGGCCGCCATATCCGCTAGAGCCAAAGTGACACATAAAGTAAGAGTTTTTTGTCATAACTCTTTTATCAGCTGCTTGCAAGATAATACTACTCATTGATTCTGCTTGCCCGTAAACAACTATTGTTACATGGGAGTTGCACATTCTGATAGCATCATACATGACCATCCCATCATTCCAGTTGCCGCCAACGGAGTGCATATGTATAATTATAGGGTCTTTTGATAAAGAATCTAATAGTCTTATATTCTTGTAGAAATTGGTAGCCATCCTATACTCAACGCCGGGGTCTTCATCTCCGTTTGTCACATACCCGTGAAGGTAAATTTCCCTTCGCTCTACATCGACATTATGACTATGGATATCGGATATTACATCTATAGTAAGATTGGTAGTCATTACTTTTTTCTCCCTACTGAGTAAAATTCATTCACTCTTTTTAATATGCTATTGACTACAAGTTTAGCATTTTTCCTGTTTTCGCAAAATATAACATGGATGTCATCATACATCTGAAACTCAATGAGCATTTTAAGCATATATTTATTTGTTATCTTGATAGAGTTCCAATTACTTTCTGGTATGTCTGACCCTTCTGGAAAATTCATTACATGCTCTAATGAAAATTCTAAAATAAGAAATCTAAAAGGAAACTCCTTCATCCTTTCTATTTCTCTCATAAACCTATGCTTATCTTTTCCAAGGTTGATAGCAAGCTCTGATATTCTACCCTTTCTTTCTATACATAATTTATCTTCAAGGCCAACAAGTGAATAATCACCAGTGTCTAATTTTCTAACAACCATTCCATTGCAGGAAGCATATCTACTATTGAATTTCTCAAAAGTATAACCATCTTGCTCTCTAGTATCTTTAATTACCGTATAGGCTGGTGCTTTAATTGGCATTTTTTCTTATTATCTCCATGAATAAGGATTCATATAAGTGCTCTTGCCCGTTTATTGATTCATGGCATTTTCTACATAGTGTTATGCCATTATCTACATCGTATCTCAACATAGAGGCTGAAGACCACTTTCTTATATGATGAGCCTGAAGCCTTGTTTTACATTTACATTTTGGCATTTGGCACTTGAATTTATCACGCTTATAAACTCTAAGCCGCCATTCTTTGTAGACAGGATCATCATAATTTCTTCTCATCTTTGCAATATACCTTTGTTACTCGGACATCTTTTAAAATGTCCCTGATTAAAGTTGCTGTTTGTTTTGATTCATTTTGTTTAAGGATATTTTCAGTGAACATGCATAAACATTTATAGCAAGCCTCATCTGGGTCTTTTGCTTCTATAAATAGTATTGGAAATGCACTATTAAACTGTCGTAGCTCAAACTCTTTTAGTCTGGCTATGCACATTGAAATATCTAATCTTAAACAGTAGAGCTTCATGATATGTCGTGGTCAACCATGAGTTTTGTCAAATCCTCAAATGAGTGCTTTGGTTTCCAACCTAATACCTTGTTAGCCTTACTGCAATCTCCTCTTAGGTAATCTACTTCTGCCGGTCTATAGAATTCAGGGTCTTGAACCACATAATCAGACCAATCGTTTATACCAACGTGTTTAAATGCTACGTCTAGAAACTCGCGAATAGTATGAGTTTCGCCGGTGCAGATAACGTAATCCTGCGGACTTTCCTGTTGTAGCATCATCCACATCGCTTCCACGTAATCTCCTGCGTACCCCCAATCTCTAAATGCTTCCAAGTTACCTAGACGCAGCTTTGGAAACTTATGTTCGTTAATGATAATATTATCAGGGTCGAAATTGTATTCATTTGGTTGAGTTGGATTTACAGCTCTATTTTTCCATTTGGTATAATCGCCAATCCACTTAGTAATCTTTCGTGTTACAAAGGTTTCTCCTCTGCGTGGCCCCTCGTGATTGAATAAAATACCAGCACTAGCATGTATCCCGTAACCCTCACGGAATAGTCTAGTTATATGATGAGCCGCACATTTTGCAATGGCGTATGGGCTCTGTGGCATAAACTTTGTATCTTCGTCTTGATACTTATTGCCATCTTGATCTACTGCGTAATGTTTTCCATACATCTCACTAGAACTAGCCTGATAAAATCTAGCTTTAATCCCAAGATCAAACATGCACTGTAAGATATTTAAACATCCTTTGGCTGTTATGTCCCAAGTGAGTGCGGGTTGTTTAAAAGATACAGCAACATGACTTTGTGCAGCTAGATTATAGACTTCATCTACATTGTCGTGTTTATTAAATAATTGTATCAATGAAAATGCATCAGTAACATCCGATTGCTCCATTAGGAACATTTTGTTGCTTAGGATACCTTTGATTCTTTCAGTATTATCCGTACTGGCTCTTCTAGCTACGCCAACAACGATGTAACCTTTGCTTAGTAGTAATTCGGCTAGATGACTTCCGTCTTGCCCTGTTACTCCGAAGATAATTGCTTTTTTCTGGTCCATATTAGTCCTTTACTGTATCTGGGGTTAAGAATGGTTGGTCAACCATATCGTCTGTATACTTATGAAACTGAGAAAGTCGTTCTTTTTCTTTCTCTTGAGCTAGTTTCATTTTTTCCATTTCGATTCCGAACTTTCTTGTTATTTCTGGATTTGCAACCAAGTAAGCCAACCAGCTCGTGAAGTTTTGTTTGCTGTCTTCGAGTCTTTTGACACGTTGCTCACGAGTAGCCTTCATCTCTTTGAGCATACTGTTCTTTTTTGTCTGAAGCTCTCGGTAGTCTTTGTTGAGAGACTCCTGTGAAGCCTTCAGAGAGGCCACCTGACGCTCCATATTAAAAAGCTGGTCCTTATCCATCTGGTCGGGGTCGCGTTGCCTCTCGGCGGTTATGAGGGCATCTAAAGCAGATATCTGTTCAATGTTCTCCTTGTTGCCCTTGAGTGCCCTATTCATTAATAATTCTAATTTAATCAAATCAACAACTTGAAGCTCCTCTGTAGGAATCACGTCGTCTTTGAACTGGGAGATGATTCTGGCCCAGTGATATTGAAACAATTTAAGCTCATCCTCCGTAAACTGTTGCTTTAGTTCCGTAAAGTATGGCCTAAAAGATAAGTCATATTGGGCTTTCTCTTCATTGTATTGATCCTCCATCCACACTGGCTCTGGAAGATCGCCCTTGGCAACTTTCTTCTTAATAAATTCTAAAAGAGACTCAGGGTTCCTATCCAACTCGACTGCGACCTCTCTGTAGTCATCGTCAATATGGTCTAAGATATATTTCTCTTCTATCTTTGATATTCTACCTGTCTTCATCGTAATAACCATGTTCCTCTAGAATATGATAGATAATGCCCAGTATCTCTTCTCGTCTTTGTTTTGTGATGTAAACATCGTTAATTAGCTTCAAGTAGTCCATTCTGTCTTTGGCTGGTAAGTGTTTATCTAGGATGGAGGCCATGTCGTTATATTCAATGGTCTCATAATCACTCGAAAACTTTTCATCCTCGTCAACGATATTGTCGTCATAGTCTAACTGTGCAGGTTGGTATACCCTCTGTCTATCCAAGTTTTCATCGCCAACGAAATGATTGTCCCTGACAAAATTTTTAAGTCTGTTGGAGAGATTGACACTTAGGAAGTTTTCTAAGGGCCTAGCCTCATCGTATCTGTTAAGGGCCTCCATACAAATAATAAAAGCCTCTTGTTTTATATCATCAACAGTATATCCATAAAAGGTATATCTAGGAGCAATCCTATTACATACAATATCTATTTGATCTATAACCTGTTGTTCTGACATTCCTTTTGGTATTTTCATATTAACCACCTAAAGTCCTCCATTTTTTCCCGTCATAACCCTCAAAGTTTTTGGTTCCCTTGTTATAAATAATGGTGCCCTGAATTGGCTTTTTTGGTTTTACAGTTCCAACCTGAAGGCCGCCCTTGTTTTTTCGTATCATTTCCGTAATGACCTCTACACTACCGCCGCTAAAGTCGCCCTCAGAATTTACAAAAAGAAACTCTCCCGGCTCCATACAAATCAGTCCGTGTGAAGTCATAAAAGAGGCTGGCATAAAATATTTAATATAAATATCTTTTGGTTGGAAAGTACCTATTACAATAGGGGCATCTCCAAAGTCATGAGGTGTATCACATTGCTTGCATACATTCTGTTCACAATGATCGTGGTCAAAAACAACGTCCCTCTGTAGATGTATACCATCATCGTGAGAAACAAGAGTACCAACCCCTCTTTCTCTAAAGTGTAGTACGCTCTTGCTCTTCCAAACCTCGGCCTGATAGAAAAATGGCTGATCTAGTCCTATTTGATTAATAACGCAAAGTTGCCCTAGTGTGTCAGTTTTATCTTCAACATAGGCTAACGCAGATAGCATGTGATTACATTCGCCAATACAACAGTGCCCTATTAAAAGGTCACTACTATCAGCTATCTGTTTCGCTGGTGTCAGTGCCAGCGACTTGGTTACTATCTTTTTCATTCAGTAGTTCCTCTAAGTTTCCATCAGGTTTTGTTAGATCGTTAGCGATAGACTTCTCAAGGGCCGAAGTCGATTTGCATTTTAATTCAGCGTCACATTTTTTAACGCACTTATCTTTATTGCGAGTCATTACATACCTTTCATGAGCGTTTAATTTGGTTTCTATACTATTATACACTTGAAACGGTAAAATGCCAAAAAAGAACTTGCAAAACTTGTAATTTTAGACTAATATACTGTAGACGATGGTTATCTAGCGTCTGGATTCGACATAAATTTGTAAAAAAACGTTATTGGTGTAGTTAGCGTTCTAACCACTTGTTGAATAGAGAAGTCACTGGCGAGTGAACAAGCACTCCGAGGTAAAGCAAGCAAAAAGAATCTGAGCAATGACCCACCATGTCAACTCAGTCCTGTAAAGCACAGAAATGTGAACAACCTAACGGTTGGAATTTAGTAAAAGTAAAAGAATCAAGCAAACAAGACTTTACCGCTTCTCAAAGTAACCAATACCGACAGGGCCTCTTCCAGCTCTTTACAGGTATAGATGGTCTTGGTGTAGACTGACAGTATTCATGTGTGTAACAGAGGGCAAAATTATGAGCAAGAGAAAGAAAAAGAAGAAGGTCGAACCATATACGGTCATTAGACAGTCTGTGTGCGTCTGTGGCTGCAAGGTATTTAAAATTGAAGGTAACACACGTACTTGTGTTTTATGTCGCGAGAAGGGCCGTGACGATTTGGAATAGGTTCATGAAGGGGCGAGAAGGATCAACGATTCTTTTATATGGACTTATTTATATGGTTTGGGTAAGACATAATAATTTTGTGTTCGTATTGCGAGGGAAGCACCCACGGTATTTTAGGCAAATCGGGTAGATTAGGCAGGCAAGATAAAAGACCCCCATTCTCAAAATAATACAACCCAATCCCAGCACCAATAGGCTGCCATACTGACAGTTGAGCGGTCAAGTGTGCAAATTCTAAGTGTCCATCGGGACTTCCAAAAAAGTCGAAAAAAGATTTTTAGCCCGTAATTTACGGTGTTTTTGAACAAAATGAAAAAATAAGTTATTGTCAGACTTGACTTTTGCCGTATAATTAAGGCATCGAAGCAAACAACGCTTCAAACAAGTTTTCTTTTTTTCTCTTTTCAAAGGTTTTTACCATGTACGATTTCAACACCATCGACGCACTATACGATGCAGTTTTCGGTTGCGAGTACAACCCAGTAGGTTGCACCCTAGACCCAGCCATTGTGCCTGCCAGTGGT